TCAGCCATTGACGACTGCCAGCTGTGGCGCAGCCGTGGCCTGCATCTCTCCTCGCACCAGTGGCATTAGGTAGTGCTCGGCCAGCCACGACACCACAGGCACGCATACCGCGTCACCGAACCCGAACAGTGCCTGGTTGCGGCGCGTGCCGCTCATCCGGTAGTCCCCCGCGCCCATGAGCCGGGCGTACTCCAACGCGGTCATCCACCTGACCCGCACGCTGCCGTTGCCGGCCTCAACGAGTGCCTGCTTGGAGGAGCCGCCGCGCGCAGTCCGCAGGCAGCCGGAGATGTCGTCGGGGCGGATCTCCCAGACCGGCACGCCGTTGCGTGTCCGCCGGTAGGCCGTCCGGTATGAGACCTTCCGCTGCCCGCGCAGCTTCTCAAGGCGCTCGGCCTGGATAGGCGACAGCGAGGAGACGAACGCATCCCGCCGCTTGTCGTCCCACCAGAGGTCGTCGGACACCTTCTCAACGAGCGACGAGAGACCGGCCGTGAGCGGAGCTGGAGGCGCAGGCAGCGCCGCTCGGTGGGTCCTCAACGTTGGGTCGCCGAACGGAGCCTGTAGCCAGTCCGGGCGAAGCTCACTGTTGGGCACGGGCTCGTCTTGCGGGGGGTTCATCGCACCGACAACGAACATGCGTGGCCGCGACTGCGGGACAAAGCGCCTGGCATCCAGCGTCAGCACGTCTGCCGAGTAGCCGAGGCGGTTAAGCTCACGGATCGCCGTCGCCAGGTCCTCCCCGCCATGGCTGGTGGCAAAGCCCACGACGTTCTCCAACGCCACAACTGACGGTCGGCTCTCGCCCATCTCGTCCAGGATGCGTGTGAAGTGCCAGAAGGTGGAGGACTCGCTTCCGCTGAGGCCGCGACGCCATCCGGCCAACGATAGGTCCGTGCAGGGGAACGACGCCCACGCGAGATCGAGCCCGGCAGGCATGTCGCTGCCCTTGACCTCGGCGACGTCGTGAGGATCGAGGACGTGGTCCTCTCCTTCACCGAAGTGCCCCGCGTACATGTCCCGCTTGTCGCGTTCGATGTCGTTCGACCAGGCCACCCTGAAGCCTGCCGACTCCAGCCCGAGGCGGACGAGACCGATCCCGGCGAAGAACTCGGCTGCCGTGAGCCCGGAGCCGCGCGAGCCTGCGGAGGAACCGGTGGGGACAGAGGTCAGTCTTGGAGCGATCTTCACCCTCGCGACCCTAAGGCAAATCCCGCCGCAGGTCGATTCCGCCCGACGGGTGTCGCCAGGGTGTCGCGCTTACGTGTGGTACGGACAACTGAGCCGACACGAAAAGGGCCCCCAGCTCAACGCCGGGGGCCCTCTTCGTTGCGGGGTAGCCGAGCCTCGCGGGCGGCGATCCGTTCGAGCACCGGGGCCAGCTCGTGCCCCAGCTTCAGCGCCAGGCCGACCGTCCGGGCGTACCGCGTGTAGACCACGTAGACACCCGGACGGTCGGCCATGTCACCTATCGAATAGGGCAGGCACCCGACGCGCAATCCTCATCGGTGCTGTCCTCGACGAGGGTGGCCTGCGCCGCCTCGTACTGCGCCTGGCTGATCTTCTCGTACGGGGCCTGCGGCCGACTGCCGTTGGTCGGCATGATGGTCGTGCCCTTGAGCATCGGCAGCCAGGACTCGATCACGTCGGCGACCTCCTGGGGGTCGAGCCCCGCCGGCACGTTGGCCGTGAAGCTGACCGCGTTGTCGGCGTACTCCTGCTGGTACATCTGCTGGAAGGCCAGCATGGCGTTGAGCGGGATCTCGTCCGCCGTCTGCACCAGGTCGGCGGCCTCCCACTCGTCGTAGCCCAGGCCCTCGACCTGCTCAAGCAGCAGATCCTTGGTCGGGAACTCGACCACCATGGTGTTGCCGCTCTGGTCGTAGACGCAGGTCTCGACGTTGAAGCCCTGCCCGCGGAACTCCTCCACCTTCGCCGCCTGCTCGGGGTCGGCCATGCTGAAGCGGACCCGGCGGATGAAGTACCTGAACAGAACCGGGTGCACGCCCTCGGTGGTGCCGGGCAGCTTCGCGATCGTGCCGGTGGGCGCCACGGTGGTGCACTTGACCGGCTCGGGGATGCGCAGCTCGAACGCCGCCTGCCGGGCGGCAGCCCGCACCACCTGGCGCATCTCCCGCAGCTCCTTGCGGAGCCGACCGATCAGCGGCACCTTGCCGTAGGGGTAGCCCCGCTTGGCGTAGAACGCCTGCACCCCGAGGTGGCCGACACCGATGCGCCGGTTGGCCGCCAGCTTGGCCGCCTGCTTCGGGTCGTTGACGTCGCCGAAGGTGGCCCGCACCAGGAAGCGCGCCATCAGCTTGTGCGCCTCGTCCAGGCCGAGCCAGTCGACCGGCCCGCCGCGACGCTTGGGGGCGAAGGCGTCCAGGTTGATGTGGCCGAGGTTGCAGTTCTCCCACGCCTCCAGGGCGATCTCACCGCAGGGGTTGGTGGCGATGACCTCGTTGACCTCGCCCTCGTTGGACAGGCTGCTGTTCCAGTAGCCGGGCTCGCCGTTCTCCAGCATCCCCTGCACCACCTGCTGGTGGACGCGCTTCGCGTGGTCGGCCGAGGCACCGTCGCCCTTCTTGGCCAGCTCGTGGAAGAACGCGGTATCCACCTCGACGGAGCAGTTGGTCGTCCAGTGCTTGCCGGTGTCCTGCTTGCAGGCCAGGAACTCGAAGATGTACGGGTCGTCCCAGCGGACGATCGCCATGCGGGCGGACCGTCGGTTGCCGCCCGACACCACGCACTCGGCGATGGCGTGGTCGATCTCCATGGCCTGGAGCGGGGTGAGGTGCGGCTCCTGGGCGGCGTTGATGGTGCCGCACAGGTACGCCTCGTTCATCACCGAGGCGATCTCCTGCATCATGCGGGCGAACGGGGCCGGGCCCGAGGCGGTGCCGCCGAAGGTCTTGAGTCGGCTGCCCTTGGGCCGGACGCGGCTCACGTCGTAGACCCGGTTGGCGTGCAGCACCTCGTCGTCGGTCATGAAGGTGTCGAGCAGGTCGACCAGGGCGTCGGACCACCCCTCGCGGGAGTCCTCGACCTCGAAGCTGCCGTCCCAGTCGGAGTCGTACTGCTCGGAGAGCAGCCCGGCCTCGGTCATGTCCTCGTAGTCGGCGTGCGCCGGGTCGCACACGATGTGCACGTTGAGCTGCCGACGCGGCGTGCCGTACGGCTCCAGGAAGCGGGAGCTGTAGTTGGCGCCCACGCCGCCACCCTCCATCAGCCGGAGGAAGCTGAACTCGAAGTGGTCGCTCAGCTTCTCGCCCCAGCCGGAGACGTGGCAGTTGAACAGGTACTGGCGACCCTTCACGCCCGAGGCCCACAGGTGGCGGCCGGCGGGGATGATGGCGAACCGCAGCATGTAGCGGCGCAGCCGCTGGTACTCCTCGCGCACCTCCTCGGACCAGGTCTCCACCGGCCCGTAGGCCAGCGAGAGGTTGCCGACGCAGACCCGCTCGACCGTCTCCGGCCAGGTCTCCTTGCTGCCGTCCGGCTTGGTGCGGGAGTAGGTGCGGTTGTAGACGACCTCGCCGGTCGGGCCGAAGGTGTGCTCGGGGGTCAGGTTAAGCTTGATCACGGGGTGTTGCTCTCCTCGCTGTCACTTTCACATTCGTCACCGTTGAGGTGCGCCACCAGCCGCCCGACTCCACGGGAGATCCGCTCCTCGGCGGACTGCTTGGTGATGCCCTCGTGCAGCCCGATCTCGCGCTGCGTCAAGCCCAGGCCGTAGCGCATGAACACCGCCCGGCGCTCCTTCAACGTGAGCTGCCCGTGCCGCCAGGCGGCGTGGATGTCGGCCAGGTGGGCGTAGTGGGTGTTGCCCCTCTTCGGGTTGGTCGTCGCCTTGCGCCCCGAGGGGTCGCAGCAGGCACAGTCCTCGCGAGGCGAGCCGTCCCGGCGGGCGTGGACCGAGCAGCCGGTCACCGGTCGGGGAGCCTCGGGGTTCTCCATGCCGTAGGCGTAGTCGGAGTCCCAGACCCCTGGCAGAAGCTGCTCCACCAGGGGCCTGTCGTAGCGACTCACTCGCTGGCCTCGCGCACCGCCTCGTAGGAGTGGGTGCGGATGGCCCGCTTGGCGAGGGGGGTGACCTTGTTGATCAGGTCCATCAGCAGGTCGTGGTACAGCCCGCCCAGTCCGTCCGGCCCCTCCACGTACCGGCGAACCCGCTCCCCGTGGGTGGCCAGCAGGATCAGCGCCTCCTGGTGCAGGTCGTCCTTGTCGACGAGGCCGCTCACACTTTCATAATCGGATGCGACCTTGGCCGCCGCCTTGCGGGCGACTCCCTCGACGCCGGGGATCTCCAGCACAGTCCAGTCCGCGCTCACCGAACCACCTCCTTGATGTCCGTACGTCCGTCCTTGGTGACCGCCACGATCAGTCCCGGCGCACCCGTCGTGCCCTTCCTGTGCCGCCACCAGGTCGACTCGCTCTCCATCGCCGGCGGCTGGATGAAGGTGCGGGGCCCGTCGCTGTCGACGTGCTCGTGGTGCAGGTGGCCTGCCAGGAGCAGGTCCGCCTGGTGCATCGCGCTGGCCTTGTTGAACGCCTGCCCCTTCCACCAGTCGAAGTGCTTGCCTGGGCGCCACTGGTGGCCGTGGGCGTGGGCGACCACCGTCCCGGCTACGTCCAGCACCACGGTCAGCTCGTCCGTCTGCGGGACGAAGAACTCGACGTGGCGGAACGCCTCGGGGTTGAGGCTGGCCGCGTCGGCGACCGCGATCAGGGACTCGGTGTCGTGGCTGTCGTCGTACCGGGTGATCCCCTTGCCCGCGAACCGCACCGCCTCGCCGTGGTTGCCGGGCACCGCGGCCATCGTCAGCCGCTCGGCCAGCGGGGCGAAGGTGGTCAGCGCGTGGAGCATCACCCGCCGGGTCAGCCGGATCTGTTCGTTCAGGGTCAGCGGGGTGCGCCACACGTTGGCCCCGCCCTGCGACTGGAAGCCCTCGATGTGGTCACCCAGCCAGGCGATGTGCACGTGCCCGATGTCGAACCGCTCGCGGTAGGCGTACAGCAGGTCGGCCGCCTTGTTCAGGCAGTCGACCGTCCGGGCCAGCGTGCCCTCCACGCCGTCGCCGTCGATCTTCCCGAACTGCATGTCGCCGAGCGAGACGATGAAGCCGTGGTCACCCTGCGGCCGGACGTAGCTCGGCATGTAGGTCTTGATCTCGGCGACCAGCTCGTCGAGGTTCGGGCGCTCGGCTTCGGCCGAGCCCTGCCGGGCGAAGGTGAAGCGGGTGCTGGTCCCGACATCACCGTTGGCCATCGTCCACTCCGAGGAGCGGAAGCCGGTGGCGACCCAGGCCGCAGGGTCGAGGCCCTGGGCCCGCAGGTGGGCGACCGCAGCTTCCTCGGTCACCTCATCCTGCGGACCCCGCACCGTCACCGCAGCGACGTCGCCCGTGACCTCGACCTGCTTGGTGAAGTCGCGCTCAGGGTTGGTCTTCCTGGCCGGGATCTCGGGCCCGACCGGCTTGTCGAGCAGCTCCTTCAGCAGGTCATCGCTCAAAGTAACACGTCCTCGCGTCGTTGAAGGGATCGTCTGTACGTGCGGATGGTGCTCGCGGAGACCGGGGTACCAGCCCTGGTGAACCAGTCGGCCAGCCACTCCGCGCTCGTCTCGCCGAACAGGTGAGACCGGAGCACCGGTCGCCACGCCTCGGGCAGGGCATCCCATGCCGCCTTCAGCCTGGGCCCCGGCTTGCCGGGCAGCTCGCTCACGCCAGGCCCCGCGCCCGCCGGCTGGACTGCACGGCGGCCACCGCGACGGCGGCGACCTGGACCAGCTCGGCCTCACGCTTGGCCGGATCGGTCTCGGACAGCGCCTCGTAGACCTCCTCCAGCAGGATGCCGTCCCAGGCCAGCGCGCCGTTCTCGTTGCGGTAGCCGTTGGTGACCTTCCACTGCTCGGCGTCGTGCCGGTAGTTGTCCACGTAGATCCACTCCATGCCCTGCGCCGGGAGCATCGGGTGGTCCTGCGTGCCCCACTGGGCGTCCTGGGCGTACCGCTCGGAGCGGACCTCCCGCAGCACGTCGTTGATGTCGTTGAAGGTCTTGATCGCGGCGGCGTTGGTCTCGTCGATGATCACTGGTTGGGCTTCCCCTCTCGAAGGATGTCCAGCAGGGCCTGCTCCCCGCCTGCCATGTAGGTGTCGGTCACGTCTCCGTCGCGCAGCCGCAGACCCTTGGCCTGCCGCAGAGCGCGGCTGATCTTGTTGGTGAACTTGGCGCCCGCGTCGTCCGGGTCTCCCCAGACCCAGATCCGCGAGAAGCCGGCGAGCATCCGTCGGTGCCGGGACTTGAAGTTGTCCGACCCGGGGAAGGCCACCGCGGGCAGCCCGATCTTGTTGAGGATGACGGCGTCGAACTCGCCCTCCGTCACGTGCAGCTCGTCGCCAGCGCGGAAGATCGCGCCGATGTTGAAGCAGCGCGCCTGCTCGCCCTCGATGGTGTTGTACTTGCCGTGCCAGAAGTCCCGGCACTTGTGCTCCTCCAGGCAGCGGAACCGGATGCTCAGCGCCTGGCCGTGCTTGTCGAGGTAGGGGATGGCGAGCATCCCCCGGTACTTGGAGTGGCCCGGGTAGGGGTCACTTACGACGCCAAGCCGGTACGTATCCGCCTCCTGCTTTTCGATCCCCCGACCGAGCAGGTACCTTGCGACGTCCGCCGTAAGCTGACCCTGATACGCCGCTGTCGCTTCCTCCAGCGCCTCCCGCTGCGAGGTGGAGAGAGGCCGCAAGGGCTCGCGCTCCGACATAGTTGATCCCCTCCTTCTCCATGAGCAGTGCGTAGCTGTCCCCACCCTTGCCGCAGGAGTGGCAGTTCCACAGCTCGCGGTCCGTGTCGATCGACATCGACGGCGTCCTGTCCTCGTCCTGGAGCGGACAGCGCACCATCTGCCGCACCTTGTAAGGGTGGTACTGGACTCCATAGTGGTCGAGTACCGCCGTGAGGGCAGGCCGCTCCTCGGTCACTCCCGCTTCACCCCCAGCTCCACCTCGACGTCGCGGATCTTGTTCGAGCCCCAGTACTCCTCGCCCCGCGCCTCGGCTTCCCGCTCCGCGTCGGCGATGAAGTCGACCAGGGCCTTGCGCTCCTGGTTGGTCAGCCGCCTCACGGCTCCACCAGCCCGAAGATGTGCTCGACCGTGGTCAGCACGTACGCCTTGCGCCAGCCGTGACCGCGCCGCTTGACGACGGCGACGGGCAGGATGGTCGCGGGGTCCAGGCCCCGGTGCTTGGCGTAGTTCTTCCACTCGGCCTCGGCCTCCTTGACGAAGGTCGACGGCTCGAACTTGGCCGCGTTCTTCTGCTCGACGAGGATGATCGCCGGGTTGAAGAAGCCCTTCGGGTCCTTCACCACCGTGTCGCCCTCGTCTTCCTTGCCTGCCAGGGCCAGGGTCTCGACGTCGAAGCCCTCGCCCCGCATGCCCTCGCGGAAGTCGGTCTGCCACTGCGCGCCCTTGCGCCGGTTGGCCTTGTTGCGCTTCGCTACTTCGCTCACAGTAACACGTCCTCCGTTGCGGATCTCAATACAGCCAGCGCGAGCAGGGGAGGCACAGCGTTGCCGACCTGCAAGAACTGCTTCGACATGCACCCCTGAAAGGGGAAGTCAGCAGGGAAGGTCTGGAGGGCGGCGGCCTCACCGACCGTCATCTTGCGCACCTCCGCGCCCCGCTCCCACGTGACCGTGTTCGTGCGCTTGCCGAAGAACAGAGTCCCGGCAGGCTGGTTGGCGTCCCGCACGCACGCCTTCGCCTGGTTGCCGTTGCGCAGCGCCCACACGAAACCACCCGGCTCGTTGCGGCCGGCGGAAGCGCGGATCGTGAAGGAGGGGGCGTTGACCGAACGACCCGGCCGCTCGCCGTACCGCTCGACCATGCCCGCACCCATCCGCTTCACCGCACCCGCCGGGCTGAAGTGCGACCAGGACCGCGCCTTGCTGGTGATGACGGGCGCCGGGCGGTTGCCCGAGCGCAGGTCGCGCTGCCGGTAGGCCACGCCGTTGAGCACGACGGGGATGTCGTCCTTGCCTTCCTGGACCCGGCGGGGGAAGCCGACGTACGCCTCGTCGATCCAGTCCAGCGCCTCGGCCATGCTGACCCAGGGCTCGACGTCAGTGTCCAGCTTCTCCGGGGTGTGGCCGTAGTAGCGGGAGTGCGTGGCCTTCGGCAGGGCCGCCGGCTTTCCGTCGCGCCGGGCCACCAGGATCGCCCGCTTGCGGGTCTGCGGTACCCCGAACTGCTCGGCGTTCAGGTTGCCCGTCACCACCGAGTAGCCCGCGGTGCGCAGCACCTCAGCGCACGCCTCCCACACAGGCAGGACGGTGGGCACCTGCTCCCACGCCACGTAGGTGGGCATGGAAGACAGGACCACCCGCAACGGCTCCAGCACCAGGGCGGTGCGCTCGTCGCCGGTCGACGCGGTCAGCTCCTCGTAGGTGGGCCGGAGGCCGGCGGCGTACTGGGCGACGCCAGCCAGCACCGCGTCGAGCGCCTCCCGACCAGCTCCCCGGCCAGCCATGCTGAAGGTCTGGCACGGCGGGCTGGCGATCAGCACGTCGTACTCACCTGGTGCCGGGTCGACGTAGCGGACGTCGTCGGCGATCGTCCGCAGCCCGGCCGCAGCGCGGGTGGCCTTGGCCTCGGGCATGATCTCCACGCCGTCGACCTGCCAGCCCAACGCCTCGGCCGCCACGTCCCAGCCACCCGCACCCGCGAACAGGTCGAGCGCCTTCTTGCTCACAGTTACACGACCTCCAGAGAACGAGCACGGTGGGACGGGGGAGTGGAGTGGAAGCGGGTCAGCTCGGGCTCGCAGTACATGACCGCGTACTTTCGGGCCGTCGGATCGGATGGGCCCATGCGCTGCTTGATCGTGGCGACCCGGTACTCCATCGTGTTCGGGTCGAGCGCCACGGACAGCGACAGCTCAGGCTTCTCCGACAGGCCGCCCTTCACCTGGTCGCGAGACGGTGGCGCCCACGGGTCGCTCTTGGCTTCCCAGGACTTGTCGCTCGCGTGGTGAAGGATGATCGTCGTGGCCCCGGTGTTGCGGGCCAGCTCGGTGGACATCGACATCACCGACATCTGCTCGGTGTAGTCCGACTCGGCACCGTCGAAGTCCATGAGGTTGTCGAAGACAATGACCTCGGGGTACCGGTCGTGCAGCTCGATGTATGCCTCCAGCTCCTCGTCGACCGCCTGCCAGTTGATAGGCGAGCCGAAGCTGAAGGTGATGCGGTTGTCGGCCAGGGCGTCGAGGTACTTCTGCCGATACCTGCCGCCCATCGCCATGCCCTTCTCGACCACCTCGGTGGTGTCGCCGGTCGCCATGCTGGCGAGCCGGGAGCTGGCGGTGAACGCGCTCATGTCGGCGCTGAAGTACAGGGTGGGCAGGTTCATCTGCGCCACCCAGAACAGGGCGAAGCCCGACTTCTGCGTGCCGGAACGACCGGCCACCATGATGACCTCCCCGTGCCGGGGGCGGCATCCACGCGCATACAGCGCCTCGAATGCCGCCACCCGGGGAAGTTCACGACCGGACTCGGCGTGCAGTGCCAGGGACCTACCAGCGGTCAGCAACTGCTACAGCCTCCTCGGGTTGGTGGTTCAGTCGAACGACGGCGCGTCAGCGACGGCCGCGGTGATGGCCGCCTCGCGCTGCTGGTAGTAGCCCGCGACCTGGCCCTCGGTGGTCGGGTCGACCGGCCGGAACACGTAGCCCGAGCCGCCGGCGGTCGGGGTCTTGCGGACCACGCCGAGGAAGGGCTGGCCGATGCTGTCCTCCAGGTCGGAGCAGAGCATGGCGTGGGCGACCTTCACGTTCTTGAGGACGGCGGTCGGCTGCCCCTTCTCCAGGGACTCCAGCGTGCCGAAGACGGTGATGTCCGCCATCACCTCGTCACGGGTGGAGGTACGACCCTGGTAGGTGTGCGGCCGGTTCTTGGCGATCGACTTGGCCTCCACCAGGAGGGCGAGGTCGTTCATGTGGTCGCCCGGCTTGAAGAAGGACGAACCACCGGTCGGCTTGGCGAACTGGAAAGACACTGTTGACTGCTCCTCTGGTCTTGCTGTCACTTACACGTGCGGGAAGAAGGAAGGGCGGGCAGGGTCAGGCGACGAGAGCCCGGATCTTGCTGGCCGCCTCGGCGTTGCGGATGCACTCGTCGTCGGCGGCGAGGGCCAGGTCGTTGAGCCGCTCAGCCTCGGCGAGGGCGGCGTCGCGGATCTGGGCCTGCTCGTGGGCGGCGTTCTCCAGGTCGGAGGCGGCGGCCTCGAAGGCGTTACGGGCGAAGGCAGCGGTCGCGGCAGCCGCGTTGACGCGCTCCTCCAGGGAGGGCTGGGCGGGGGCGACGGTGTCCTTGAACAGGGCCACGGGTTGGTTCCTCTCTCAGTGCTTGTAGAACGTGACGCAGCGGGCAGGCAGCTCGCTGGCCTTCTGGTGTGCGAACACGAAGCTGTCGCACGGAGCGTTGTAGTGCGCCCAGATGCCGACACCCACGGCCATCAGGACCAGCAGGGCGACGACGATGGCGGCGGTGTCCTTGTGCCGCTGCCTCACCTGGCCGCGCCCTGGAGCTGCTTGCCCTTGGCCTTCCAGGCGTCCATGACCGCCTTGTCCTCGAAGGCGGACTGGTTCTCAGCCCACAGTCGCTGGAGATCGGCGACCGACGTGGTGCCCTCGATCAGGGCGAACAGCGGGTTGACCTCGGGCTCGGCAGGCTTGGCGCCCTGGACAGCCTGGGCCGCCCGGCCAGCCTCAGCCCACACGTCACCCGACGGGGCCTTCGCCTGCTGGGCCGGCCGGATGACCGTGGCCCCGAAGGTGGAGGCCAGGGTGCCCTTGGCCGTCGCCAGGTTGCGGGCCGTGGCAACCACCGCCGACAGGCTCACTCCCGCCACGCTGTCGCGGTCGATGTCGAAGTACTCGACGATGTCCTCGCGGATCTCGTGGGGCATTCCGGCGAAGGTGACCCAGGGGTCGTCGTAGTCCCGGCCGTACTTGATGGTGACCTGGACACCCCGCGCCTTGGGCTCGCTCGCGATGCTCACTGTTGGTGTCTCCCCTCTCGCTCTTGCTCAAACTTACAGGTGCTGGTCGAGCGGCTCTTACTACTGCGCCGTGTCTGCGCTCACACTTACACGAGGATCGAACGGGAACATGACCTTCTTCTTGCTGCGCAGCCCCCGGACAACCTTCGCCGCCTGCACGCCCTCCCAGCCAGCGCGCAGGTCGATCCAGTAGACGGTGCACACCCCGCTGCCCGCAGGCAGGTGGATGATCAGGCCCCAGTCCTGGTTCACGTCCGGCAGCTCGGTGTACGCCGCAGCCGCCTCCTCGGCGGTGAACTCAGTCTTGCGCCACGCCTGCCACGCCTTCTCCCCGTCGACCTCGCGGTCCGGCGCAGGGAACTTGGTGTGGTCGTAGAACTTGCCCCGGCTGTAGTCCGCGAGCTGCATGGCCATCTTGAGCGCGCCGTACTCCACCGACCCGGTCTTGAGGTCGGTGATGAGGTTGCCCTTGATGTGGATGCGCTCGCCGTCGACAACCGGGCCGGGCCCGTCGTAGAACGAGACGCGGTCCGGCGTACCGGCCGTGGACGTCTCGTCGACCACGACCAGGCGCTCGATGTGCACGACGTCCAGGTCCACGGTGGCCAGCTTGTAGGCCGCCATGTCGACGAGGTCCGCCTCGCTGCACAGGGGCAGGGGCTCGCCTCGGTCGACGTACTCGGACAGGTCGTGCAGGTGCGTACCCTTGTCGGCCTTGTCCTTGGACCCGGCCACGATCGACGCCTTCTCGGCGATGCCGTCCAGTTTCTTCTTGTCGGCCTTGTCGTTCGGGTCCAGGCCCTGCACCGCGTTGAGGATGGTCGGCTGCTTCGCGGCCCCGACCAGCACCATGCGCTTGCCGTACCGCTCCAGGTTGGACTTGTCCTCGATGCAGTCGATGAAGGTCGTGACCCGCGTGTACGGCTTGGGCTTGCCGCCCCCGTACGGGACGACCAGCGGAGAGCCATGGCCGTCACGCGGGACCTTGTCGCCCGCCTTCACCTTCGGGTCGACCGCCTTGGGTCGAGCGAACGTGACGGTCACACAGGCTCCTTCGGGCTCATCCAGATGCGAATCGTTCCGTCGTCCAAGATGCCTGCTTCACACTCCTCCGGGCTGTAGACGTCCATGCCCAGCTCGTGCGCCTGCTTCAGCGCACCCTTCAGCTCGCGGGACTTGTAGCCGGGGCGGGCGTCGATGTGCCAGTCGTGGTTCTCGGGGTCCAGGAAGATGTCGACCTGGCCGATGGTGATGGTGTTGCCGTGTTGCATGTTGCGGACATCCTCTTCCCCAGATCGCTCACCTGTAACTGTGAGCGGAGCCCACACTCTACGCCGAGGTGGGCCGTACCTATTAGTTGGAGCGCGGGCCGGGGTCGCACCCCCTGACCTGCGGCGATCACTGTACGGGGCCGGATGGCCCCCGTCCACATCCGTGGACGCCCCATCCCCAAGACTGGACGAACGGATGACGAAGCGTGATTCAGGTGTCCACGATCGTGGACTACCCGTCCGTCCGCTTGGACGAAAGGCCAGGTCAGCGGCTATGGTCAGGTCGCCCCCGAGCGAACCAGGAGGCGTCATGCCAGAGCACGAGCTGGCTCAGCTCATCGAGAAGAGAAGGAGAGACCACAAGGAGTCTTACGGCGACATCGCCGAGCGCGGCGGCGAGCACCTGTCGAAGTCATACGTGCACAAGCTGGCCACCACCGACCGCCCGCCCATGCCGAAGCCCGAGCAGATCACCGCCCTCGCAGCAGCCCTCGGGGTGCCCGAGGACGTGGTGCTCCGCGCCGCAGAGGCGTCCGCCGGCTACCACGTCTACGAGACCGAGACGCCGGACACAGGCACGCGGATTCTGATCAGCAACATCGAGAAGCTCACCCCCGAGCAGCAGGCTTCCGTCGCCGCGCTCGTCGAGTTCCACCTGCGCAACCTGTGACCGACCGTGATCAACAAGCTTAGTTAACGAAACTTGCGCGGCGACAACTGTTCCTCTTACGATCGCCCGGCAGCGCGCCTGATCAGGCATAACGGCAGCCCCGGTAGGGGAACGGCACCGTTGCCCTCTCCAACCAGCACCTCGCACCAAGGACACGCATAGTGAAGATCGTTCAGGCGCACACCGGGGCCGCAGCCGTGCCGGTTCCGGAGAAGGACGTCGTTCTCATCGACCCCGCGATCGGCCAGTACACCGCGATCGACGCCATCCAGGCGGTTCTCCCGACCCACCGAGAATTGGTGGAGCACTGGGTCGTCACCGCGGGCATCCCGATCCGGCGACCCGAGGCCGTCACCCAGATCATCCCGGCGGTGGCCCGCCAGTACCGCCCGGTGCGCCCGATCGACATCAAGCCAGGTCGGCACCGCGCCGCCAGGCCGCGTCGGCAGCCGGTCAACGTGGCCGCCCTGGGTAGGAGGGCTGGCTCCCTCACAGCCGCCGCCGTGCTTGGCGGCGTCCTGGTCCCGATGTTCGCGGGAGGCACCACCCCGGTGGCCGCCAACCAGGCATGGCACAACCAGGTCTTCAGCGCGATGCAGACCGGCTCGTCCTGGACCTGCGCTGGCCTGGAGGATGCCGACCTCAAGGCGACCTGCATCACCGAGGACGGCACCACGATGCAGGTCGAGGCGTACATGGGGCCGGACTCGGTCCACTTCGTCTTCAGCTACGGCGAGGAGCGCAACGAGGTGAAGGTCTTCGCCGACGCCGGTGCGCACGATCGGTGGGATGTGGGGAACCCCGCTCACCACACCCTCCCCAACTTGGTCGAGGGGGAACGCTGGGTGATCTACGGGACCGACGAGGCGCGCATCAGCCGGTGGGCTGCGCAGTTGGACGACCGGGTGGTCCTGCCGGACGATGTGACGGAGGCGGCCATCGCCCTTGCCCTGCTGCCCGAGCCAGGCACGGAGCCGGTCACCAAGCAGCCGAGGACGGTGAAGGAGCAGTTGCGGGTCAACGTCCAGCGGATCGTTGCTGGCGACCCCACCCTGCCTGCGGCTGTGACCCCACCGATCGGTCCGTCCTCCCCGGACATGCCGCTGCCCGCCCCGCCAGTCCTGTCCGACACCATGCCTGCCGAGCCAGCCCCGAACGCCGAGCCGGTCGAGTCCGCCCCCGTGGAGACCGCGCCCAGTGCGCCGGCCCCCGCGCCAGCCCCGGTTGTGACGGCGCCCGCACCCGCCCCGGTGGAGACCGCGCCTACCAGCAGCCCGGTGGTGACGGCACCGGTCGAGGCGACGGAGCCGACCGCCACGCCGGACCCGCTGACCGACCCGATCGTGGTGCCGCAGGACGAGGCCATCCCGATGGCCGAGGAGACTGCCCTGGCGATCGGCGAGCCGGAGCCGCCGATCTTCGGCCAGTTGATCGCCGAGCTGGCGCACCACAAGGACGTGGTGGTCGAGGGCAACTTCGGGCAGCTCGTCCAGGAGCTGCGGCACGCAGCCTGACCCCAGATACGAGAAGGGCCCCCGGTAATCCGGGGGCCCTTCTCAGTCTGCGCGGCGTCTCTTCGTGGTCTTGCGCTGCGGCACGCGCACCAGGTCGGTGTCTATGCCCTCTCGAGCTGGCACGTAGAAGAAGCCCTCGGGGGTGTCCGGGTCGTAGTGCACGACCAGGTTGTCGTCCTTCAGTCGCTTGAGGAAGTTCTCCAGGCGGACCTTGTCGTCCTCCGGGCCGATCGACTTGCCCGCACGCCGCCGAGCCTCAGCCCGCAGCATCTGGGGCGGGAACAGCCAGCGGTGCTCCTCCTTGATCTCCCAGGGGAGCAGGTCGTCGTTGCGCACGATGCGAGGGTCGATGCCGTGCTTGCGGCGCAGGTTGCCCCAGAGCGAAGGCGCGGTGTCGATGCCGTACTTGCGCTTGTACTCCTCGACGATCCACTTGTAGGTCTTGCCCTCTTCGATCCAGCGAACGGCTTCCTGCTCGTTCACGATCTTCGTGGCAACCATGCCAACCCCCAGGTGTAAGTGTGTCTCGCGATGACACGTGTAAGTATTAGCGACGCCCAGTCCTACTGTCAACTCGCATGATAGCTTTAACCGGACAGCAGGTCATTTCGGTGCGCCGGAGGAGACAACAGGATGGCGAAGGTCAGTGTGACCGTCTGCGACATCTGCGCCGATCGCAGCAAAGAGGCGCAGCGGTACACCATCAGGACCGAGGAGGGCACCGTCAACCTGGACCTCTGCGTCGATGACGCCGCGCCGATCCGGCAGCTCCTCACCAAGGCGAAGAAGGGCCCGCGCAGGCCGCACCGCACGCCGGTCACCACCGTCGAGGAGATCGAGGCCAAGAAGTCCAAGTGACACACCAGAGACAACGATAGGGCCCCACCCGCCATTCCGGCAGGTGGGGCCTCTTCGTTACTGGACGGCGGGGAAGGTCACGGTCTGGGCGTCTTCCGGGTCGACCGCGCCGATGTCCTCGACCGGCAGGCCCAGCTCCTCGTACATGGCGGGCGGCTCGGTCCAGTCCTCGCGGGGCTCAACGATCGCCATGTCGTCAGCGATCGTCTGCTCCTCGACCACGGCCGGGTCGGTCGCGGCCAGCCAGGGCAGGCGCTGCTCGATGACGGCGGCCACGGCCGGGTTGTTCATGACCTTGGTGATCCAGCTCGCGATGGCGACGATGGCCGCGCCAGCGCTGGCCAGGATGGTGTACGTCTCACCGGGCACGACGTCCTTGGCGTGCTCCAGCAGGAGCGGGACGGCGACCAGCATGACCGGGGCGGCGGCCACGACAGTCTGGAACGTGGTGCGGATGCGACGCCTCGTAGCGTCAGTCACTGGGCGATCCCTTCTTCGGCTGCATCCAGCCGGGCACGGAGGTACTGGGGGGAGAGCGGGCCGAACTTGTCGGCGACCTTGCCGGCCTTCAGCACCAGGACGGTCGGGACGGAGGACACCCCGAACTCGTCGACGAGGTGCTTGTTCGGTCCGTCGATGTCGACCTTCAGCAGCTCCAGCCCCCGGGCGTCAGCCTCAGCTGTGAGCCGGGGACCGAACGCCTTGCAGGGGCGGCACCACTGAGCGGAGAAGTAGAGGAGCTGGGTCACTTGCGCAGCGCCTCGACGGTCTTGGGTCCGGCGATCCCGTCCGCCTTGAGCCGGCGGGACTTCTGGAACGCCTTCACCGCGGCCACCGTCCGGCCGCCGAAGACGCCGTCGAGCACCAGCTTGTAGCCCATGCGGGTGAGCAGGCGCTGCAACTCCTTCACGTCGGAGCCGGTCATGCCCTCGCGCAGCACCCGCACGCCGAGGTTGGTCACCAGGGCGCTGAGGGTGTCCGGGCCGACGATGCCGTCGCCCTCCAGCCACCGGGCCTTCTGGAAGTCCTTGACCCCGGCCTCGGTGTGCGAGCCGAACACGCCGTCCTGGGCGACCTTGCGACCGCGCTTGACCAGCAGGGTCTGCATGTTCTTGACGTCGGTGCCCGTCATGCCCTTGCGCAGCACGCGGGAGCCGAGCTTGTAGGACGGCAGGGCCGCCGGCTTGGGAGCGGGCGCCGGGGCCGACTGGACCGGGACGGCCAGCTTGCCGCCGCGAGCCAGGTAGTCGGCCAGCGACTCGCCCTTCAGCACGGAGAGCAGGCACTCCTTGTTGGCCATCGACTCGACGTAGGCGCGCACCTCGGAGCAGTGGATGTGCCATAGGTGGGAGCTGTCGGACGTGGTGTCCTGGTCCTTGCGGAAGTCCCAGCCCTCGACGTGGGTGTCGTTGTCGCACTGGCCGAAGAACTCCCGCCAGCCGTCCAGCCGGGGGTCTTCCGCCTTGCCCGCCGCGTACAGCCGGTCGCTGTACTTCTCGATGGTGCGGTAGTCCCCGCCCTGCGCCGACCGGAAGGTCAGGTCGATGGCAGCCGCCTTGTCGGACGGGCCCTTGCGGTCGTCGGCGTGGATGACGGAGTAGTTGCCGGGCCAGTTCGCGTCGTTCGCGGCGCGGGTGTTGTGGTAGCCCTTCTTGTTGGCGTAGATCCCGCCGAGGGCGATGTCGGGGTCGAGCTGGTCGAGCTGCTCCCACAGCCACCACATCGAGTCATGGATGCGGGCAGGGTTCGGATTCGTCACGAGGGGGTGACCTCCAGGGTCTCGGGGGTGACCACCCGGGCGATCCCGGCGGCGCGGATGATCCGGGCGCAGCCGTCGCACGGCGGGTGGGTGATGTAGAGGACGGCTCCGAGGCAGGCGGCTCGGCCACCCGCGTCGAGGAGCGCGTTGACCTCGGCATGCACGGAGATGCAGGAGCCGGGGCCCGTGTCGTAGGAGGAACCCGGGGGGACGACGTCCGGGCCGAAGCGCCCACGCGGGCACGCGCCAGCGGTCAAGCAGCCAGGCTCGCCGGGCGGGGCACCGTTGTACCCCTGCCCGATCTGCCGGTGGTCTGCGTTGACGATGACCGCCCCGACCTGGCGTCGGGTGCAGTCCGCTCTGGCGGCGACCGCGTGAGCGATGTCGAGGTAGTACTCGTCCCAGTCCTTGCGGATCACCGAGCCATGTACTGGTCGAGGCGGCGCTCGACCTCCAGGCGCTCGGTCCGCTCGTGGCGGATCTCCTCACGCAGCCCGGCGATGTCCCGGCCCTGCCCGTGGATCAACGTCTTCACGTCGTTCAGGCCAGCGAGCACCCTGTCCACGTCGTCGCGCAGGTTGGTGGTGTGCGAGTTGGCGACGTGGTCCCGCACCTCACCGAGGCGCTTGTGCTGCCGACGCAGTATCTCGACGAGCACGCCGATGAGGGCGACGGCGACGCCACCGCCGGCGGTCACCATTGCGGCCTGGACCGGGGCTTCCAGGGCGAGCGTGGTCACAAGGTGTCTCACTTCCAGGTGGTCCCGTTGCCGGACTTGACCTGGGCAAGCACCCACTTGGAGCCGTCGCCGACCCACACGATGGCGTCGACCCATCGCGTGCCGTCGCCCACCTTGACCCCGGAGAGCGTGGTGAACGTGGTGGTCGCGGACCAGCCACCCGTGCCCGCAGAGGTGACTGCGCGGACCCGGAGGTAGTAGGTGGTGCCCGGCAGCAGGCCGGACAGGGAGGTAGACGGGTTGGTGGTGGTCGCCGTCACCGGGGCCGCGAAGGACGAGCTGGTGTCCCGCTGAAGCTCGTAGCCGGTGATGGATGCGCCGCCCGTGTCAGACGGGGCGGACCAGGAGACCGACGCCGAGGTGGCGAGGACGCTGGCGACGCTGGGCTTCGAGGTTGCGCCGGCTGCCGTGGTGTCGGTGGTGAAGGTGCGGGAGGGCGACCAGGCGCCCCAGCCGACCGCGTTGTGCGCCTGCGTGCGGACGTAGAGCACCGCGCCCTTGGGCAGGCCGGTCAGATCCTTGCGGATGTCGGTGCCCGCCGACTCCCAGCTCAGGATCACGTCGGTGAAGGTCGAGTTGCGCGACACCTGACCGGCGATGAGGTCCAGGTCCTTGCCGCCATCGTCAGAGGGGGCGGACCAGGTCACCGACGCCGTGGTGGCCCCGATGCTGCCGACAGTCGGCGCGGTCATCGAGCCGGGCGCCGTGGTGCCGGTCGTGAAGGTGCGGGTACCCGAGTAGGAGCCCCAGCCCGCCGCGTTGTGGGCGTTGACCCTGGCGTAGTACGTGGTGCCCTTCGCCAGGCCGGTCCACGTTCTGGACGTGCCGGTCTGGGTGACGTACGTGCTGCCGGGGAAGGTGGAGCTGGTGGACACCCACAGGCCGTACGAGTCGATGGCTGCGCCGTTGTTGGCTGGCACGGACCACGAGAGCGCGGCGCTGGTCGAGGTGATGCTTGCAGCGGTCGGGGTGGCCGGAGCGGATGGCGGGGAGGCTGGCCTCTTCGGCAGCGTGATCGACCGGGTGTGGCTCGGGGTGCCCCCGTTGTACATGTCCGAGATCGAGGCGGTCCACGTGTAGGTGGGCCCGCCGTCGTAGTCGATCGACGCGCTCATGTCGTGCGAGTAGATGAGCTTCGTCGAGCTGCCGCTCAGGCTGTTGTGGAACGTGCCCGTGCCGCCGCCCGTGCCGGTGACCTTGAAATCCTGGTCGTCGTCGAAGTCCCAGGAGTCCATGCACTGCACGTAGACGCGGAGGGAGACAGCGACCGCCGTGCTGCTCGCGGTCGGGGTAGTGGTCCAGCAGTCGATGCCGACCCGGAGGTGGCCCTCGGTAGAACCCCAGGTGGTAGCCATGTGACCTCCCTCAGCTCGTCGGCTGAATCCAGATGCGGTCGGTGGTCGGCGTGCCGGACGGCGTGGTGGTCGACACCGTCACCGTGTAGCCGTTCCACCGGGTCGAGTTGTCGACCGTGCTGGGGATCAGGTCCGCCCAACCCGTGCCGTTGTGGTACTCCCACTTGCCGGTCGTGGTGTTCAGGCCGAGCCGGGCCTTGCGCGGGGTCTTCGGGCGGGTGGCGGTCGACCAGCAGCCGACTCGCGAACCGAGGAAGGCGCGGTCGTCGGTCACCTTGGTCAGCGCGATGACGCCGACGTTGGGGTCGACCGCGACCAGGCCCAGGGACTCCTCGTAGACGCCGGTGTCGGTCTGGGTCAGCGCCGGGGCGGTGCTGTTCGGCACGCCCTGAAGCACGACCGGGACGATCGAGTTGGCCACCGGGTCGAGCCGGAGGACCACGCGGTCGATGCGCAGGGCAGGACTGGCGGGCTGGATGTCCAGCCGCTCGACGGCGGTGGACTGGCAGGCGTGCCCGCGGAGCAAGGCGAAGCCGGGCTGGAGGAAGACGCCCATGCCGGACGGATCGCCGGACACCTGGAAGCCGGTGCCGCCGTGGGTGTCGGCGATGCCGGAGTCCTGAAGCTCGCGGAACAGCGAGCTGTACTGGATCTCGCTCGTGTCCTGGTTGTCGAAGGGGTAAGACGTGATGGCCACTGGGCGGCTCCTTGAGGACATGCGAAGGACCCCCAGGCCCGAAGGCCCAGGGGTCCGAGGAGGGGGTGGGCTACTCAGCCCAGCGGATGGGGGTGACGCGCAGCATGGGGTAGTTGCATCCGCCCGTGCCGCCACTCATGTACGCCTTGGCCCGGAAGGTGTGCGTACCCACCGCGAGCCGCGCGGTCGCGGAGAAGAACCGCATCTCACCGCCGGCCTGCTCGGAGAGTTGCGCCGCGTAGAGGACGTTGCCCCACATGCCGCCGAACAGATCCTGCGGGTTGGCCCCGTTGTGCGAGATGCCCACACGGATGTTCTGGTTCGCGGGCACGCCCAGCCAGGCACCGAACTCGACCTGCACGATGGCGTCCGCCGGCAGGGTGAGCGTGGACACCAGGTCGTTCGGAAGGTTCGCCCAGGCCGTGGCGGTGATCGAGTTGGTGTTGTTGTACCTGGCGTTCACGGGATCGGGCAGTGCCCACGGACGGACGACCGGGTACCAGGCGCTCCACCCGCCACCGGGGTTGTTCGCGTGGTAGCTGCGCTTCCACATGGCGACGCCCTCGTTGCCGTGGAGAACCTGGGCGACCCGCGAGTTGCCGTCGTGGTTGAACGTGACGACCGTGCCGTAGGCACCGGGGGCCCAGGCCGGGCTGGCGTTCGCAAGCGAGTACAGCGACGTGCCAAGGGGGTACTTGCTCGGCGGGTCGGTCTCGCTGATCGAGTTGGGCGCCACGTTGCGAGCGCCCTCCAGGGTCTTGACCCGGTTGTCGACCAGGGTGAGGTCGTCGGCGACGGCGAGCTTCTTCCACGCCGACCAGCCGTTGACTCTGTTCCCCGACCGAATCCACTGCTCGGGAGTGACCGTGGTTCCCCGCCGGGTCCAGACCTGCGAGGCGTCGTCGCCCGTCCACTTGAGGGTGAGGACCGAGCCCCCCTTGCCAGCGAACGTCGGCCAGCCGGACGTAGCTTCCGCGCTGACCATGTGCAGCAACGACTCGCCGAGCGGGTAACCCTCGGGCGGGGTGCTCTCGGCGAAGAAGGCGATGTCGAGCGGCGTCGCGCCGGGTGCGTTGTTCTCGGCGTTGCGTTCGAGCTGCGCCACCCGGTTCTCGGTGTTGGCCACCCGCTTGCTCATGGCTGCGTCCTGGTCGAAGCCGGCGGGGTCACCGATCAGCGCGCCGGAGCGGAAGCCCTCGCGGTTGACCTTCATCACGTAGCCGGTCACGGTGGAGGCCAGCTCCTGGCCCTCGACCACGACGGTCACGCGGTCGCCCACGTTCCAGTCCCGGCCGAAGTTCATCGGGCTGTCTTCCATCGGGACCGCCTGCACGGCCAGCGTGGAGAAGCCCTCCTCGGACAGCACCTCCATGCCCGCCTGGTCCAGCTCCTCGACCTTGTCGGTCTGGCGCTGGTCGACGAACCGCTCGATCCGTCGACCCCAGTCCTGCTCGGCGGCGAGGGACTCGGGGGTGGTGAGGTGGCGGAACTGCCGGTCGACGCCTTCGTTCTGTCCGGCGACGATGACCTGCGTCGCGCCAGGCGGGGACCAGGCGACCTTGTGGCCGGCGAGCGTGTTGTTGTAGACGTCGAGCCGGATCTCCCGGCTACGGTCGTAGACCTGGTAGGTCTCGAAGGCCAGCTTGTTGCCGCGCTGGATCACTCGGAAGCCGAGGTTGTCGACGGTGGCCAGCTCGTTGAGCAGGTTGCCGAGCACCTTGAACCGGGCGGACTTGGTGACCGACCGGCCGCGACCGAGGTTGGCGCCCATCACGAGGTTCGCCTTGCGGCGTGCGGCCGGTGCGTCCGGGCCGATGTTCGCCTTGACGTAGGCGTGCATCAGCGTCTCGGTCGTGCCGGTCCGCACGTCGTGGGCGAGCTTCTGCTTGGTCGGGTCCAGGTTGCCCGGCTCGGGGAAGGCGAGGTAGTCGCCCAGGATGACAGTGTCATCCACGCCCTCGAAGATGATCGTGCCCGCCGGGTCGGTGGCGGTCGCCTGGTTCTCGTTCTTGACGGTGGGGCCGGAGAACATCTCCTTGCCGTCCGGCCCCACGATCACGATGCCGGAGCCGGGCTGGCGCAGAGCCCCCGCGAGGGGGTGCTCCACGGCCAGGCTCAGCTTCCACGATCCGACGTTGTTGTGGAGGTCGGACAGCTCCAGGTCGAGATCCTCGTGGCGGATCATGCCGAGGCGGGTGAGGTTCTTGTCCCGCACCTCGACGGTGATGTCAGTCAGCTTCACCTTGCTCCAACTTTCACGTCAGACCACCATCCACTTCCGAGGTCGCCATGAGCAGGTGATCGAGGAACGGCCGACGATCTTCGGCACAGAGACCGTCGAGACCGAGGCGTGCGGAGTGCCGGACCAGTCGTAGACGCCGACCGTCTGCGAGTCCGGGGTGTCGCCGTCGAAGTACTCACCCGTGTAGTCGCCCGTGACGACCGCCCAGTAGGCCACGTCGAAGTACCCGTCCACGGTGGCCGGCGCGTCGGGCGGCAGGCTCACGTAGAGGCCGATGCCCGCGTCGAGCGAGCCGTCGTTCAGTGCGGTGAAGGTGACCCGCACGTCCTTCCAGTCGGACCCGATGCTCGGCACAAGGACCGGGTTCATGATCGCCTTGGTCGCCGTGCCGTCCGCGAGCCGGAAGTCCATCGTCCTGGCCGTCCAGCCCGAGAGGCGCACGCGGGCGATGAACGTGTACTTCTGCCCGGCCACCACGTCTGCCCGCGACAGGGCGACGGATCGGGCGACCCGCCAGCCCGGCTTCGGGGTGCCGGGGAGCGTCCGCCAGCGGCCGTACCGGGAACCGGCCGAGCCCTCGGCGTAGCAGTGGGTGTAGGGCTTGTCGGTCGAGGTGGACTGACCGACGGCCAGTGGTGCCAGCCGCTCCGAGCTGGAGGCGTTCGCCGTCCCGGTGAAGCGGTAGGTGTAGATAGTCGAGGGCGAGAAGTTGCCGTCGAAGTAGGTCTCCATCGACGCGGCCTTCTCGATCAGCATCGCGTCCAGGTACATCACATCACCGGAGACGGCGGCACCGTTCGAGGCGGTGGTGTAGCAGGTCACCGTCACGTGGCTGGTGTTCGCCGGGGCGATGCCGCCGTAAGTGCCGATCCGCGTCCAGGTGTTCGCCTTGACCGAGGTCGCCGTACCGAGGACGACGTTCAGCTTGACGTTCGCCGCGTCCTTGAACTCGACGCCGGCCTGCACCGTCATGTCCTTCGACGGGTAGACGTACACCGATCCGTAGATCGGGTCGCCAGCCGCGACGGACCCGGGGAGGGTCGAGCCGTTGCCGCCCCAGCCCTGGAGGTTCGCGTTGCAGGTGACCTTGAGCGAGGAGCTGCCGGACTGCGACTGCTCCGTCGACCGAGCGTTCGAGCCACCGAGAGAGGTCCAGTTCGAGTTGTCGCTGGAGACGCTCGGGTTGGGGTGCAGGTTGGTGCGGGTGACCGTCGTGCCGGACAGGCTCTCGAACCGGGGGTTGGTGACCAGGTTCCTCGTGACCACCGTGCCGCCCTGCACCGTGCCCGCCGAGGTGTTCTCCAGCGAGGCGGTCGCCGTGGTGGTGCCCGGCGGGACGCTCCACAGCCTGGGCGCGGCAGCCATCGCCGAGTAGCGGTTGGCGCCCGTCCCGTCGACCACACTGCCCGTCCGGGTGTCGATCGTCAGGGTCTCGTCGGCCGCCAGCGTGCCGGTCCAGTGGAAGCCCAGGCCGTTGCCCAGGTACGCCTTGAAGTCCTTGCCGGGCCCGTTCACCGTCCACACCGGGTAGGCCGGCGCATCGCCGGGGTTCTCCAGGGTGATCGTGCCGATCGCCTGACTGGCCGAGACCTTCATGCTGGCCAGGCCCTTGAGCAAGCCGCGGCCAGCGCCGGAGTTTTCGATGACCTTCCGGCTGGCCCGCGAGTAGGTCCAGAACGGGTCACCCGCTCGCAGCGTGATGACCGTCTGGAAGTCTCGCTCGCCGATGGTGTCGACGCCGTAGATGTAGTCGCCGCCGCCTACGCGGTAGACCTTGGTCGACCAGTCCGAGCCGTCGGCCTCGACCAGGCGCAGCGTCATCTCGCCGGCCAGCATGACGGCCAGCCGGGACAGCAGCCCCTGAAGGCCGAGCCGGTCCTTGGCGGCGACGTAGATGGGGATGTCAATGTCGCGGGGCAGGACGCGCCGACCTCGGTACGTCGCCCCGTCACCAGCTCCTTCGAGCCACTGGGTGGAGACCTGGGGCAGGCCCAGCCCGGCAACGCCAGACAGGGCCTGCACACCTACGTCCTTGTTCAGGACGTCGTCCAGATTCAGTACATCAGTGGCCGACTCCAGTTGGAGTCTCGGCATTACCACACCATCCTTGCCCGCCCGGCGGCAGCGAACAGGTCTTCCTCGCCGTCGAGCGAGGAGCCAGCCGCGGCGTAGTAGTTGAGTACCTTCACGACAGGCCCCTCAGTGCCGGTCGCCGAGAGGGCGCCGGCGATCTGGTTGGCCATGTTCGGGGTGTTCACCCCGCCGATCTGCGGGCCGTCGACCGTCATCCCGGCGACGTCGCTCGTCAGCCCCCGGAGGGACCGGCGCACGGCGTCGTACTGGGACTCCATCCCTCGGATGAAGCCACCGATGACAAGCTCGCCAGCGCGGACGAGCAGCACCTTGTCCAGCGACTCCGGGCCCTTCCAGTCCGGCAGCATGCTGGTCAGGTTGCCGAGGACGTTCTCGACGTCGCCGAACATGTTGCGGATGCCTCGGATCAGGCCGTTGATGATGTCCTCACCGACGCCGAGGAGCAGGTTGCCCAGGTTGCCCAGGGCGGACAAGATCCGGTTCGGCATGTCTCGGAAGAACTGGATCGCGTTGGTGATCCCGGTGCCGATCGCGGTCTGGATGGCCTGCCACGCGCTGCTCAGGAAGTTCCGCACCGCGTTCCAGCAGGTCGACCAGAGGGTCTGGATCGTGTTCAGGTTGCTGTCCCAGAGGGACCGGACCGCACCCAGCGCGGCGCTGAACGCCGACGAGATGGCCTTCCAGATCCCGCTGAAGAACGACTTGATCCCGTTCCAGACCGACTCCCAGCGGTCGGTGAACATGCTCGACGCCTGGCCCCAGAAGCGCTGGATCTGGTCCCAGATCGTCTTGAAGATGCTGACGATGCCGTCCCAGACGGAGCCCCAGATTTGCTTGATGCCGTTCCAGACGCCTTCCCAGTCGCCCCGGAACAGGGCGGACCAGGTGTTCCAGATCCCCATCACCACGCCGACGACGACCTCGAACACCGTGGCGATCAGCTCGAAGGCGACGATCAGGGTGTTCATCAGCATCTCGGCCACGAACTTGATGGCCGGGCCGAGCATGTCCATGAGGAAGCCGACGACGACCGTCAGGATCTCGATGACCGGCTGAAGCGACTCGGACAGCCGAGTGAACGCGGCGGTCAGCGGAGGCATGGCCGCCGTGACGACCTCGGTGATGATGTCCAGCAGGGGCTGGAGGATCGCCATGACGAGGTTGAACAGCGGCTCGATCAGCGCGGCGATCGGCGGGAGCAGCGCAGCGATCAGCGTGACCAGCGTCGTGAACAGCGGAGTCAGCGCGGTGAGCGCCTGCGTGAGGATGCCGCCCAGCATCTCGATGATCGGCTGGAGTACCGGCAGGAGCGTCTCCAGCGCCGGGATCAGGGCGGACAGGACCGCCGCGATGACCGGCCCCAGGGCCGACAGCACCGCGCCGATGGTCTGCGCCAGCATGCCCAGGACCGGGCCCAGGGTGGAGAAGACCGGCGCGATTGCAGCCACGCCCTCCTTCAGTCCCTGGAACATCGACGACAGGCCGGCGGACAGAGCCGGGTCGGCCAGCGCGGTGGCGACCGCGTCGAGCGCGATGCCCAGCGTTGCGCCGATCGTCGGCAGGACGTTGGAGAAGGTCGTCAGCAGGTTGCTGAGGAATGCCTGCAACGCCGGTCCGGCCCGCTCCCCAATGAGGCTCATCGCCTCACTGGTCGAGCGGAAGAACTCCGCGAGCTGCCCCTGGAAGACCGGGTCCTTCGCCACCTCCGCGACACCGGCGAGGGTCGTGGACAGGCCAGCGAGCGTGCCGCCACCGCCGAGGGTCGCCGCCTCAGTGAGGCTGAGGAAGATCGAGCCGATCGACTTCAGGACGGAGCCGAGCTGCCCGAGGGCAGTGATGCCGTTGTCGACCCACTCCTTCAGCGCCCCGGTCTTCTCCGACTTGGTGAGGAAGTCCGAGAACTGCTTCGTGATGTCGACGAACCACTGCGCCAGCCGGGGAAGGTACTGCGACCCGAGGTCGCCCAGGATGGCGATGATGTTGGCCAGGGAGCCGGTGGAGTTACCGGCGATGTCGATCGACTTGCCGAGGTTGGCGAACATCCCGTCGAGGCGGCCATCAAGCGCGCCCGTCAGGGAGTTGGCGAACTTGCCGAAGAACTCGCCGGTCTTGGTGCCGATCATCGACATGCCAGCGGAGAACTGCGGGAACAGGGTGCGGACCATGTCCCGCATCGGCGTGGCGGCCTTGTCCCAGAAGTTGTCTGAGATGGTCGACTTCAGGTTGTTCCAGTCGGTCTTCAGCTCGGGCACGTACTTGCCGAAGTCCTTGAAGGCGATGCCCGCGGCGAGCGCGCCGAGAGCCATGCCGCCGAGCAGGCCGGGCAGCGCGAGGGCGGCCGGGGCCATGCTGATCAGCGAGCCAGCCAGCGAGAGCACGGAGCCGACCGCGTTGGTCGCAGCCCCGCCCAGGGCGAAGATGCCTGCGGCGATGCCGGCGATCTTCGGGGCAGAGCGGTCCAGGTTGCCCAGGGACTCGCCCAGCTCCTTGACCATGTTGGTCACCACTCGGGCGCCGGACAGCCGGTTGATGGCCGCCGTCGCCGCAGCGAGGGACGCCTCGTTGACCTTGGTGTAGAGGTGAACGAAGCGGTCCCGCGTCAGCAGGGCGAGGGTCTTCCAGGCGTTGGCCCAGAAGGGCATCGAGACATCCGGCTTGATCTGGGCCTTGAGGTCGTCGATCTTGTCCTTGATGTCGTCGATCTGCCGGTTGACCTGCGCCTTGGCGCGCTCGTCCATCTCCGGCGTGATGACGGCCCGCAGGTCTTCGATCTGGTCGAGGTAGCCCTCGATCTCACGCATGACCTTGGTGACCGACGCCTGGTCCAGCTTGGTGTTGATCGGGATCGCCTTGAGCTGGTCGACGATCCGCTGGCGGATGGCGTTGGCCGCCTGGCGGTCGACCTCCACCTGGAGCTGGATCTTCTGGTCCAGCTCGGCCAGCATCTCGTCACGCGCCTTGATCAGCGACGCTCGATCGAGCTTGACGGAGAAGTCGATCTTCTCCATCTCCACGAGCTGCTGGTTGATCTTCGAGATCGCCGACTCAAGCCCGGCCTGCGACTTCTTGTCGATCTTCAGGTCGAGCGTGGCGACCTCGTCCAGGCGCTCCTTGAGCAGGTCAGCCGCAGCGTTCAGGTCGTCGCGGTTGAGGCCCACCTTCAGCTCGGTTGCGTCGAGCTTGTCCAGCTCGGCCTGCACCTGGCGGATGGACCGCATCAGGGACTGCTGGTTGTCCAGGTTGATCTGGAGGGTCAGTTCCTTGAGCTGCTTCTGCGCCTTCTCGCGCGCCGCCTTGACCTGGGTGCCCAGGCCCTTGTCGTCCAGCTCAATCTCGGCCTTGGCGGTAAGGCCCTTCTCGGCCTTCCCCAGTTCTGTCTCAGCCTTCTGGCGGAATCCCGAGGTGTCGGGAAGCACCTTGACCGAGACGCGGCCGATGATCGTGCCTGCTGCCATGCCTACCTCCGTGTGAGCCGGTGGAACAGATCGGCGACGGAGACCGGCTTCTTCTGCTCGGACTCGGCCGCCTTGCGCTTCGGCCGAGGCCAGGCCGGGAGGTCAGGGGCCTTGCCCTTCTTCCAGTTGCCGGTGGCTCGGGTGTTCGCGTTGAGCGCGTCGAAGAGGTCGGCCTGGAGGTGGCGGTCCACGCCCCAGCCGAAGAACTGCCTGCCGCCCGACGCGAGGGCGGAGGTCAGGGAGGTGTCGGGTAGGCCCAGCGCAAGCGCGAGCACAAGCGAAGGGGCCGGACCGCGACCCTCGATCACGTCGACCAGGTCAACCCGGTAGTGGTGAAGGAGGTCGGGGTACAGCCCCTCGCCGTACTCGTCGATCAGGCGTCCGAGCCCGAGGCTTCCCCCGCCTGCGTCCCCTTGACGTAGGACTCGAAGACCTCGGCCAGCAGGGCCAGGTCGCCGTCCAGCGCCTTGATCAGCTTGTCGCCCTTGACCTTGCTCTCGGCGACCAGGCGCAGCGCCTCGGTCAGCATCTCGGCCTGGTCGGCGTCGTCGTCCTTGTCGTTCAGGCGGTCCTGCACCGCCATCAGCGCGTCCCGGTTGGCCTTGGCCAGACGCAGCGGGTTGAGCAGCCGGACGGTCTCGGTGCCAAGCTCGATGTCGAGCGAGCCGTACTTCGCCTCGGCGGCGGCGCGGATGGAGTCAAGGGTGATCGTGGACATGGGGTTGCGGACCTCCAGGTAGGGCGGAAGAAAAGGGGGAGCGGACCAGGGGAGGGGAGGACCCCGCCCGCGATGGGTCCGCTGTCATCGCGGGCGGGGTGGTTCAGCGGGTGCGTCAGCCGGCGGCGGGCGCGTCACCCAGCGGGGTCACCGCGTAGGAGTAGTCGTTGGTGCCGAGCACCATCGGCTTGACGCCGAGGGGCAGACCGGCCAGCGACTCGGTGTCGGACAGCGACATGTCGTCGGCCCGGTACACCTCGGCCTTGGGGGCGTAGAAGGCGAACAGGTTGTCGCCGTCGATGAACACGACCAGGAAGGCGCAGACGGTGGGCACCGGGTCCTGCGGGACGCCGAGCATGCCGTTGGCCAGGGTCGGCGCGTTCGAGCCGTAGAACAGCTTCAGGCCCGGGGTGTCGAACTGCTGGAGAGTGAAGGTCATCGTCTCCTGGCGCGGGCTGTACTTCGTCCGCAGCGACTTGTTCTGGAGCGAGCCCAGGGTCGTCGCCTCACCACCCTCGGAGGTGATGCCGAAGATGTCCTCCAGCGAGGTGTGGCCAACCTTGTCCCACGGGGTGGAGACGGCAGCCAGGTCGGCCGGCAGGTCGGTGCCGACCGGCGCGGTGAAGAAGTTGCCGGACCCAATGACAAGGGTCGCGGCGTCGTTGAGTGCCACGGGGGCGGCTCCTTACGAGGGCATGCCGAAGACCCCACCCACGAGCCGCGGGCAGGGTCAGGGGCGGGGCGGGTTACTGGTAGGGCCGCTGGCGCGGCTTGCGGATGTCGATGCGGTACGCGGTCTCGTACCGCCAGACACCCGTGGGCAGGTCGGCGTACTGGACGGGGCCGGTAGCCGTGGCCCAGTCGGTGGCCCGCCGAGGGGCCGACGTCATGTCGACGCGGATCAGGTGGCCCCGACCGGGCACACTCTTCTGGTTCAGCCAGGCGTCACGCAGGACAACCCGCACCGCCTCGGACAGGATCGCCGCGTCTTCGTCGCCGTTCGGGTCCTGCGCGAAGCAGTGGATGATGACGTCGGCCTGGTCGGTGAATCGCTGGTCGGCCGCCCACTCTCCGAAGTGCGGGACGCGGCGAGGCAGGACCAGGGGGAAGGTCTGGTCGTCGGCGATCAGGCTCTGCACCGGGACGCCGGGCAGGCCCTCGCGCAGGATGGGCAGGAGGAGGTCTTCCACCGGACTCAGCTCGGCGCGCGCCCGGACACTCTGGGGGATACCAGCCACTACGCCTCCTCGTCCTTGCGCCGGCGGAAGCGTTGGACCTGCTCCCAGCGGGTGTAGTTGACCTTGACCCGCCTGCCCTTGACCTTGACCGGCTTGCGGCGCCCCTCCTTGCGGGGGACGTTCAGAGCCCGGTGCAGGATGTAGAGGCCCTCGCTCGCGCCGTACTCGATCTCTCGGACCTCGCCGTCGCTGTACTGCATCTCGTAGGACCCGGCCTGTCGGCCGTACTCGATGGACATGGCGGCCCCCTGGCCGCGCTCGTCGGACAGGGTCAGGTACCAGTCGATGTCGCCGTGGTCGATCTCGATCGCGGCGTCGCCTTCCTGCCTGTTCTCGATCAGGTAGACGTCGGCCTTGGCCTTGGCCGCGAACAGCAGGTCCATCAGGTGGAGCTGCACCGGCTCGAAGTCAGCCATGAACCGCTCGAACTTCTGGCCCTCGACGTAGCGGTAGACCTGCGCCATCAGGGCCGCTCCCGCAGGTCGATCGACCAGTGCCGGGTGTGGCGGCTGCCGTGGTGGTGAGCCGGGGGCGTCACGACGTCCCAGAGCTTGCCGTTCCACTCGACGCGGGACCACAGGTCGACGTCGTCCAGGTCGGCGCTGACCAGCATGCGGACCACGTTGATCTGCTGCTGGCCGGGCACCTCGGCCCGAGCCGACCGCTGAGGGATGAAGACGGCGCGCACCTCGAAGACGGAGTCGGGGTCCGCAGCCTTGATCTTGTTGCCCCGGTTGTCGGTGACCACCTTGGTACGCCAGACCCGGGCCGCCTGGCCGCGCCGTCGCTGCATGCTCACCAGGGGTCCTCGTCATTGGCGAAGTACTGGATCGGCTCGTTGCTCCCCGCGTCGGGGACCAGGCCGGGGGTGTGCTTGCGCTGCGGGCCCCACGCCGAGATGGCCGCGGAGTAGATGCCCGGCCGCTTCCCGGCCAGGGTCTTGAGCAGCGCCTGCTCGTCCTTGGTGAAGTGCACCGTTCCGGCGTTCTCGCCTGCGGCGTCGTTCCAGCCAAGGGTCTCGTCGCCGGCACGCGACTGCGTGTATCCGGCGGGGTTGTCCATGTACCGCTTGCAGGCCCGCAGCACCAGGGTCCGCACCATGCGGGGCGCGGCCCCGGCAGCCCATTCCTTGCCGTAGAAGCAGGCCAGGTCCGAGGCATCCTCCAGGGCGGCCTGCGCGATCCGTTCCTCGTCAGCGTCGAGGGTCCAGTCGAGGCGGTCCTTCAGCTCGTCCAGCGTGGCGAACTCAGCCATGCCGTCCTCCTCACTCACGAGGGAGCGAGCGGGCCACCTCCGAAGAGGCAGCCCGCTCACATTTACACGTCAGGTCAGACGGTCGGGCCGTCAGCGGTGCCACCGATGCCGGTGATCTGGAACAGCTCCTTCTGCTTGGCGTCCGGGCCGTCCGGGTCCGGCAGAACGTCCGCACCGTCGAGCACGAGCTTGATCGCCCGGACGAAGTGGGTGTTCTGCGAGACGAACGCCTGGCCGGCCGCGTCGCGACCCACCAGGACGTCCTCCACGTGGCGGAAGCCCTTGTAGGTGTTGAAGATCGAGCGGTCCTGGAACCGGGTGGAGTCGTAGTCCCGAATCCACCGGATCGCCACGCCGTTGTGCGAGGCGGTCGCGCCGAACGGAACCGACTGCGGAACCGACGGGGCGCCGGTCGCGAAGATGAACGCGGAGTCGACCATGCCGACCGCCATGTCCGGGTCCAGCTCGGCGGCCACGACGAAGTTGAAGCCGTAGCGCCGACCCAGGGTCGCCTCGCGCAGAGCGGAGACGGCCTCGGCCTCACCCACGTTGGAGGCGAGGTTCAGCTTCTCGTCCTCCAGCAGGGCGGCCTCGACGTCGGTGCCGACGAGGATGGTCCGCTGGCCGGCGGGAACGCGCAGGGCGTTCATGACCTTGCGGGCCCGGATCAGGCTGGACTTCAGGTTGGCCGAGTCGAGCTTCAGGGTGATCTCGTACGGGGCGTCGATGAGCGCCTTGGTGGCGCCCCACTCCAGACCCCGACCGATCGCCTCGGTCTGCTTGGTGGCGAGCTTGGCCCAGCCACCCAGGTCCATGTCGTTCTGCTCGTCGGTCAGCTTGACGGCCGAGTAGATGTCGCCACCGAACTGAACGGCAACCGTCCGCTCGGTGTACTCGTCGAACTGGACTTCCTGGGCGCGGTCCGCACGCCAGCCGTAGCTCCGGTACGGCAGCACGCCCTCGACCTTGACGTTGATGGTGTCGTTCTCGGCACCCTTGTACTGGTCGATGCCCTCGCGCCGGAACACGGCCGGAACGATGAGCTGCTCCTCCAGAGCGACCGCCGCGGTGGCGGCGATCTTCTCTGCCTTGACTACCTGGTGCACCACTGTGTCTGCCCTCCAGGGCTACGAAGAAGCCCCGAGCTGGTGAGACTCGGGGCTTGCGGGTTGGGGATCAGTAGCGGGATCGCCGCGCCTGGCGGGCCGCCTTCACGGGGTCGAACGCCTCGCTGTCGTCGGACGGGTCGAGGCCACCCCGCAGGTCACTCGGCGGAGGAGTGACGGCGAACTTCTTGAGCTGCTTGGCGTCAGCCTCCAGCTCCTCCTTGGTGTTGCCCATGAGTCGGGCGGCCAGCTCCTTCGGCAGGCCGTGCGTCTCGGCAACGTCGCGCACGAGGAGCTGGTGCTCCAGTGCAGCGTTGGCTTCCCGCAGCTCCTTGGTCGCGACCTCGAACTCCTCAACCGTCTTCGCGGCGCTGAGCTTGGTCTCGGCCTCGCGGAGGCGAGTGCGGTAGTTGGCCGCCTCGGCGTTCGCCTTGGTCAGCTTCTTCCGAGCCCACTCGGGCAGCTCGTCCGTGCCGTCACTCTCGCCCTCCGGGGTCTCCGGGGTCTCCGGGGTCTCGGTCTCCGGGGTCTCCGGCGTCTCAGCCGGCGGCGTCTCCGGGGTCTCGGTCACCGGGGTCTCGGGGGTCTCGGGGGTCTCAGGCACGGTCAGCCTCCAGGGCTCGGGATCGGCTCGCCTCCTGGGCGAGTTGCTGTTCTTGGCGGATGAAGCGCCGCCACGCTGATACGGCTGCCTTGCCGGACAGGCCCTTGGTCACCTGCGGCCACAGCTCGTGGTACTTGCGGTTCACGTCGAACAGCGCGGAGGCGTACTGCTCCCTGCTGAAGACGGGCTCTGCCACGCAGTGGCAGTTGTCGTGGTACTTGTCGCCGTCCGCGTACTCAGCCGCAGACTCCGATCGGTAGACCGGGCCCCGGCTGATCAACATCGCGCACCACCCGCAGGGGGTTCCGGTGCGCGACATGCGGACGTAACCGATCACACGCTTGTCGCGCTCGGCGTTGTTCCAGACCGTCCCTCTCGCGCCGTCCAGGACCACGCGCTCAGCGGCTGCCGCCTGCCGAGTACCGGCCTGGAAGTGCGCCTCCTCGCGGGCGGCGTCGACCTCTACAGCTGGCCTCTCGGGATTGATGGCCGTCAGCTTTTCCTCGAGATTCGCAGGACCCAGGGCATCAAGGACGGTGACGGCTTCCTCTTCGGCCAGGCGCTCCAGGCGCTCTGCCTCCGCAGCGGAATCTCCGTCCAGGTCCTCGACCGGGATGTGCTCCTCGTCGAGTGCGTTGTCGTCGTCGGCCAGCTCCCAGCCGTCGCCCGCCGCGGGCACGTCCTTGGAGGCAGGCTTGGCGTCAGCGCCCTCCGGGGGCGTCTGCTTGCCTGCCAGCTCCTTGAACTCCTGCCGCAGCATGGCGAGGGTGACGTACTCAGGCTCGGGCTTGTCGGGGTCCGCGACGGTCCTGCCGGTCAGCAGCGCCCGGATGAGCCGGTAGTACGCCATCGCCAGGGCGCGAGCCATGGTCCGCCGCGTCATCACCAGGTGGATGGCTTGGGCCAGCCAGGCATCGCTTGTGGCGACTGCCCGTGTGGCTGGAACGGCGGACCACAGCTCCAGTGCTTCCTCGACGGTCTTCACGCCGAGCTGGGTCAGTGCGATCTGGTAGGCGACCGAGACCTTCTCAGCCTCGGCCGCCCTCTGTCGGTTCGTCATGGTCACGCAGCGGCTACCTCCGTACCAGCGGTGGAGGCAGCGAAGGTGCTGCTCACGTCGGTGGTCGACCCGGCGCTGCGGGGCGCCGCCCTACGCAGGGCCTGGGCGAGCTGGCGTGCGCCGTCCTGCTCCTCGGCGAGGCGGTCCCACTCGTCCAGCTCGGCCTTCGTGACACCCGGCACCCGACCCCACAGACCCTTGACCGGGATCTGGAGCTGGTCGGCCAGCTTGCCGAGGCCGTCAGCGGACTGAGCCAGGGACTTCAGCTCCATGTCGCGCCAGATGACCTCGATCTCGTAGTCGTCCAGGTCGACGTCGGCGGCGTCCATCTCCGCAGCCAGGCGGGCCACCCGCTCCCAGCTCTCACCGAAGCTGGTGCGGAACTCCTCGACCATGCGCGACAGCGCGGTCTCGGCGGCCAGCAGCGCCTCAGCGGAGAGGTTGGCGATCTGCCCGAGCAAGTGATGCGGCGGCGTCTGCGAGATCGCCGACAGGTGCCGGATCGACATGTCGATGGACTCGATGAAGCCGCCCAGCGGGGTCTCGTCCAGGCTGCCGAACTTGACCGTGTCGTCCTCGGCGAACAGGAACCGCTTGGCGTTGTGGTTGATCGGCAGCGGGATCGGGTTGCCGTTGGCGTCCAGCACCGGCTCGCCGGCCTGCGGGTGCGGCTGCCCGCTCTCGTCCAGCTCGGGGTACCGCTTGAGCGGCGGGGCCATGCCGGTGACCCAGCGCACCTTGGTGGAGGCGTAGGTCTGGGCGACCAGCAGGTCGAACACCGTCTGGTTGATGCGGTTCTGCACCGGGATCATCGGCTCGACCACGCCGTAGGTCCGGCCGTCCAGGTCGATGTACGCGGAGAACCGGGTGATCGGGCACTCGGTCGCGCCGTGCTTGACCCCAGCCCCGACCGTGACGCCGTCCTCGTCGGTGAACGACTTGAACGTCACCTCGTAGACGTTGGTCGCGTCCCACATCTTCGCCTTGCCGGGCGTCTCGTCCGTGGGCTTGCGCAGCACGGTGAGCGCGGCGTACGGGGTGTGGTCGTTCGCCGGGTCCTCGAACAGGGCCGCCGTCCGCAACGGGCTCAGGCCCCGCGTCCGCGATCCCTTCGGGGTCTGCTCGGTGACGGTGAAGGAGTGGCCGTAGGTGACCGCACCCCGGTGCACGGCGATCTGCCGGGCATCCATGCGCGAACGCTGCCAGTGGTCCCACTCGGGCAGGTCCCGCAGCCGGACGGCGTCCGCGCCGCCGCGCCGGAACTGGTCGACGTAGAGCGCCTGCGTGGGCGTCTTCACCAGCAGGGGCATCCAGTTGGACACCGCCCGCTTGGCCAGCATTCGGTACTCGTCGTCCGCGCCCTCGGGCATGTACGGGTCGTCGTGCTTGCCCTGGACGTAGTCGTCGACCCGCTGGAGGCGCTGCGAGTCCTTGTCCAGGATGGCGAGGAGCTGCTTGGCCAGGGCCTTCGAGGTAGGCGTCTCGCTCAAAGTATCACGTCCCTACAGGAAGTAGCCCCGCTTGGTCTTGGGCTTGACCTTGCGACCACGGGTGCGGAGGTCATGCAGCGCCTCGTGCGCCAACATCAGGGCGGCGTAGGCGTCGATCTTTCGTTCCTCGGACGCCTTGCCGAAGGACACGCCGTAGTTGTTCACGCGACGGTGTGCGTTGAGCACGTGGCGGCGCAGCGTTATGTCGCCGTCGTGGTGCAGCTTGCCGTCGAAGATCGAGGCCATCAGCCGCTCGTGGGCTCGGGTGCTGCGCTGCTGCGAGCCGCGCATGTCCCAGGCGATGACCGACTTCTCGCCGGCCTTCACGCCCAGGCCCTCGCCGTAGGCTTCCTCCCACTCGGTGATGTAGGACTCCCACAGCGCCACGTCGGCGTAGAAGCCGCGCACGTTGAACACCCGGAAGGTGTCGTGCACGGCCGAGTCGACCGCGTGTCGGGGGACCTGCCAGTCGTCGCCTTGTGGGCCGTCCGGCTTTTCCCAGACACCGAGGTTGAAGGCCACCATGTCGGTGACCCGGATGGCGACCAGGGCGGTCGCGTCGTCGGTCTTGCCGCCGTCGAAGCCAATGGCGATCTCGTCGCCCGGCTTCAGCAGGGCACCCTCGACTTCGAGGGGCTTCCACTGCTCGGGGCCGTACAGCGCGTCCTCGTCGGCGACCACCTGGTTGAGCCACATCCGGCGGGACCGGGCCACCGAGAGGGTGGTGTTGTGGATCGACTTGATGATGGTCTCGACGTTGAGCCACACCGCGTCGCCCCGGATCAGGGGCAGGACGATGCGCAGCGCCTCGGCGGTGAGCGGGGTCTTCGGGTGCGCCTCAAGCGAGTCGTACATGAAGCCAACGTCCGCGGCCTTGCCCTCGACGATCTTCTCGTAGGCCAGGCGCATCCGCTCGGCCACGCTGTCCTCGCCGGGCAGGTAGGCGTTGGTGATCGCCAGGTACCGCGAGTCCTTCTTCGTCGCGTTACCGTCGATCGTCTCGTACATCTTGTGGCCGTTGTTGCCACTGACCCAGTGGTGCGTCTCATTCAGCAGGGTGAATGTCGTGCGCTTACCTTCGAGGGCCCGGTACGAGCTGGTAACCGCCTCAAGTCGCTGGCGCCCACCGTTGGCGCGAATGAGGATCGCGCCTTCCTTGATCTTGTACGTGTGCTTGAAGTGGTCGCTCATCAACGACGGGATCAGCGCCATCGTGTTGGTCGTCTGCGACTGGTTGACGGCGGTGACCTGGACCCACGCCTGCGGGTGGGCCTTGCCAACCGGGTCGCCGGCCTTCGCGGCGCGACCCTTCTTCACGTCGTCTGCGGTCGCCCACCGGTCGAACCGGGAGGGGCCGACCAGCTCGACCAGGCACATCACGGCCAGGAGCGGGTCCTTGCCCCAGCCCTTCATGCGCTGGAGGACGCCAGTGCGGTGGATGAACCGGCCGTCCTCGTCGACGGCGTACCACCACAGGATGAAGCGGAGCTGCTCCGGCGTGAACCGCCAGGGTCCGCCGTCCTCGGCCAGGAGGTACTCGGCGCACCAGCCTGCGATCTGCCAGCCGATGGTCCGCTCCGGCAGATGCCAGGAGCCGTCCTCACGGGTCATCCAGGTCGGGCCGAGGTAGGTCGGGTGGAGGAGTCGGATCTCCTCTTCCGTCATCGGCGGCGGCGCTACGGCCACTGACATCGCTCACCTCCCCTCGGAGGGCATCCCTCCGTTCCGGGGAGGCCGGACTACTGGGCTACGCCGAGCTGGCGCTGGTAGTCCTGGATCGCGTGCACGGAGGCCAGCTCGACTTCCTGCTCGGGTTCGTGCAGCTCGATCCGGACGCGGCGACGATCGCCCTCGGCGACGAGCAGCCGCTCGAACGCGGAGTAGATCGTCTGGAGCATCTGGCCGCTGCGCTTGCCCGACTGCTTGTAGACCGACAGGTCTTCGCACAGCGAGTAGGCGAAGGCCCAGTCGGAGTTCTGGTAGAAGTCCGCTTGGCCGGACGACTTCAGGCCGTCCCACAGCTTGCGGGCGATGGGGTGCCACTCGGGGTCCGCGTTGGGAACCCTGACCGGGCGAGCCTCGCCCTTGGTGACCGCCACCTGGTCCTTGCCCTTGCGGCTGCGCGGGCGGGCGAGGTCGTCCTCGCGGTTCGGTACGGGGCCAGGCATGCGGTCACCTCCTTACTCAGGTGCGGGCTCAGCCGGCGGCTCGTCGGGCGCCGGAGGGGCGACAGCGTCGGCGAAGATCGTGTGCGACGAGGAGTAGTTCTTGGTGACCGAGCCCGACCAGCCGACAGCGCCTACCGCCGCGAACAGTTCGAGGAGGATCGCGGTCAGCTCGTCGTCCGGGGGGAAGCCCATCGCCGGGTCGCCGTCGATCCGAATGGTGGCCTGAAGCACGCCGTTCGAGACGGCCTTCATGGCGAAGCCGCCGGCGCTGACGAGCGTCGGGTCCGTCCTCTGCTCTACGGGCACTCCTCGTCCTCCTCGTCGTACTCCTCGATCTCCGGCTCAGGCAGAGCGAAGCCGATGGGACCACCGGAGAGCACGACGTGCTCCTGGGGCTCCTCTTCCTCGGTGCGGCCGAAGTCAACCTCCAGGCCCCAGCCCGCGGCGCTCAGCCGCAGCGCGAGTCTCACCAGACCTGCCAGGCGATGTGCGGAACGAACCAGGCCACGAAGCCGACCAGGGCGACGATGAAGGCGAACACGCCAGGCGTGCGCCACTTGCCGTCGCGGATGCCCAGCCACTTGCGGGTGTTCTCGCTGAGCGTGTCGCCCTCGGGCTTCTTCGCCAGGGCGATGCCCTCCAGCAGAGCGAAGGAGACAGCGAACAGGACCACCCACCAGCCCCAGATCCGGGCCCAGGTGCCCTTGTACTGCTCGTCGGTCACGCGGGCCTCCTCGGTCTGGGGCGGAAGTCGTGCGGCCCCTGCCCGGGAGAGGGGGACCAGGCAGGGGCCAGCAGGGGAGGGGACAGAGCCCGCACCTCCCCGCGCTCCACGGGGTACCCGGAGCGCGCAGTGCTGGGCCGCCGGGTCGCATGTCATGGCGCGCACCCGTAGACGGCCCGTCTACAGCAGGCCGGGGTGACCCTCGGTCCTGCGGAACTTCTGAGCGTGCCGCCGTCGAATCGCGGCCCGCGCCCGAGCGCCCTCAGCGCCGGACTTCTTGTCGTGGTGCCACTCGCACAGCGACTGCAAGGCGTCTTCCGAGTGGTCGTCGTCCCGCTTGATGTGGTCGACGTCGACCGCCCGCTCGTCGCACCGCTCGCCGTAGACGTTCGTCGCCCGGCACCGGTACCCGTCGCGCTTCAGCACCCGCTTGCGGATCGCATCCCAGTTCGGGGGGAGCCGGTCTCGCCGGTCGCTGTTCTGCCAGTTCGGCATCCCGGCTCCCCCCTCCATTACGAGGAAGGTCCCGACCGCGTTTGCCCGAAGACTGCGGACCCGGGACCAGATCACGGGGAAGCTGGTTGACCGGTGGTCGCCCCTACCGGGGCGCAACCAGTAGACAGGTCAACTGTGTGTGGCCCCTTCGGGGCCCAACCTGCTGGCAGCTCATCGGCTGACCGGTCAACTTGCTTACAGTATTAATTCCGTCGCAGACCGCTGATTGTCAGGATGACTGTGGCCGGGCTCACACTTACAGATAGCCAGGCAGCGGCAGAGGGGATGCACCGGCAAGGAGGATGTGCCCCGAAGGGGCCATCACCAGGATGAGCCGGTTAACCAGCATGGGCCCCGAAGGGGCCATGACCAGGCATGACGCCTACCCGGCGATGCAGTATCCTGGCGCTGTGGCGACGGCAGATGGCCCGGATGGGGCGGCGATGGGGGACAGGATGACCTGGCCCACCCCTGCCCTGACCTGCGGCGATGCGGTCGGCCGGCCCTGGCGCTCCCGCCCTGATCGACCCTGGAACCGTGGCGCAATCTTGCCCGCTAAGACACGGCGGTGCCGCGCCGGTGTCCAAAGGGGACATATCCCCACTCCCCACAGTGGACACGCGGGACCGTCCACAAGCGACGCCGTCGCGCCCGTCCACAGTCGACCGTCGGCTCGTCCACTCGCGACAGTCCACACGGGACCGTCGGCCGTCCACCCTGGACTGTCCACGCCGGCCAGTCACCGTCGGCCACACGCCGACCACTCTGCGCAACGATCACCTGCGGCGCCCCGTCCGTCACGCCACGTAGCGACAGGCTGACCGCCGGCGCACTTGTCACTGCGCGTAACCGGACCGTCATGCTGCCCGACCGCCGGCGCACTGGGCGCCCAGCGTCACGGCGTGACAGCGGAGAGTGACCCTATCGCGTATAGGAAAGCAGTACCCCCGATCCCTCGAGTCTGTGACCCGGCTCGCAGCCTGCTGATTTGACACTTGGAGCGGCGACAGGCAAGATTGGTCCCAACGCCGCACCGGGCAGCCGGAGCGGCGGGAATGGCTCCAACTTGCAGGACCGGGCGCCGCCCGGTAGAGTGAGGGCCAGGCGAGGTTAGAACGGCGGTCACGGCGACCGGCCGCAGCCAAAGTCGCCGAGTTGCTCCAAGCAACAGGAGCTGGTAAGGTTGACCGCAGCGCCGCCCAATCGGGTGGCCCGGACGTGAAAGTAGGAGCGATGGGACGCAGGGCACTCACGGGCAACGCTCGCCTGGTGCAGATCGGCACCAACACTCGGGCGTGCACCGACCGCATCGTGCGGGTCTGGGACATGGCCACTCCGGTGGACGTGGCCCGGGGTGCGGAGTGGTACGCCGATGCCGGGCGTATCTGCACCGAGCAGGCGGAGGCCACCGGCTACAGCCGGGAGACCGTCGCGGCCGTCATCTCCCACCTGTCCCCGCGTACCTCCTGGTCGCGGAACGTGGCCGGGGCGATCTCTCTCCTGCACGGGGGAGACGCGGCGGGGTGCATCGGGGACAACATCAAGCGGGCGCGGCGTGCGCTGGTGTCGCCGACCCCTCTCGAGACTTTCGGGCCTGACGCTCCGAAGACTCGCCGGTTCGCCCGCAACATCCTCGGCGACCGTGACCAGGTGACGGTTGACGTGTGGGCGGCACGGGTCGCGTTCGGTGACCGGTTCGATGATCCCGAGACTGTGCTGGGGTGGGTGAACGTCTATGACGCGGTGGAGCACGCCTACCGCCTGGCCGCGCAGCGTGCCGGCGTAGACCCCACCACCATGCAGGCCACCACGTGGATCGTGGCCCGCAACGGTCGCGCTGACTGACCACACGTGACACTTGGAGCCTGCCCCCTGGCGGGGTGGCGCGGGGGTTCGATTCTCCCGGCAGGCACTCACGGGGCGTCGCCAGACGCTCCAAGGCACACGAGAGGCACTGACATGGACGTGTACGACATCCGCGACCGGTTCGACTCCGAGTACCTGGAGGGGCGCCGTCAGGCGCGCATCGCTCGCCGCCGCGAGATCCAGCAGGCGACGGCCGACCTGTCCGATGACGAGATCCGGCAGGCCATGGCGTGGCTGGCCAGCATCCCCGGGTCGCACCGCACGGCCATGGACGCGCTCACCGCTGAACTCGCCACCCGCTGACTGATCGCCTGCCCGCTGGTGCGGCACGCGGGGGTCCGATTCCCCCGGCAGGCACTCCGCAAGATCCCCCCGACGCGAGAGGCACGACATGCTCACCTGGACCGCCGACGAGGCCATGGACGCGCTGGTGAACGCCGCCGACGCGACCGTCGCCGAGGACATCTGCGGGAAGCTGCCGCCGCGCACCCTGCGCGAGCTGTGCGATCTGATGTACCTGCCCACGACGGGCAACCGGGTGACCCTGACCCGGCGCGTGATGGGGGAGGTACGGGCGTGAGGGCGCTGTGCACGTACGGGCAGATGACCCGGGCTGAGTACCGGGCGGGAGCACCGAAGCGACCGATCTGCACGCGGGAGGCGACGCGGTACACCACCCGGCCCGGCACTGACTACGAGGGCCAGTACTGCGATGAGCACGCGGTGACGGGCGACGGTGACCCGATGGGCGTGGTGATCGACCTGCGGGACCGACTCCGCCCCTGATCCACCAGCCTGCACGCCGGAGAGCCGGCGGGGGTTCGCGACCCGGTGCAGGCACGCAAGAGACCACCCACCCTGACGGGAGACCAGCCATGCTGCACAACACCCTCGCCGCCATGCTCGCCGAGACTGACGCCGAGCGGGACGCCGCCCTGAACCGTGAGTACCTGCGGCACGCCGTGAGCCGGGAGATGTTCTGCCAGCGGACCGGCCGGGTCCTGGACGTGAGCACCGCTGTGCTGGTCACCGTGGTGCACGGGCAGAGCCGGCGGGCCGTGATCCTGGACGGTGCCGCGTTCGACGAGGTGGCCGAGGGCCTGCGCAGCCGGGCCGCCACCCTGGGCGCCAGCCTGGAGATCCTGGACGGTCGCACCCTGTGACCCACGCCACCCACACCTGATGGTGTGAGCGGTGGACGGAGCCAAGTAACACGTGTAACGTTGAGCCATGCCACGAGAGAGAGGCACCACCATGCGAGTCAAGATCGCCGACGCCGCCCGCTTCATCGCCAACCTGTGCCCGTTCACCGCGGGCAGCCTGCGGGGGGACTGCCTCCAGGTGCTGTCGGGTGTGGCGGCGACCGGTGAGCTGCCCGCCGAGTACGCCGAGACCCTGCGCGAGGCGCAGCGGGAGCGCACGGCGCGCTACCTGGCGGGCGAGGGTCGCGAGGCTGTCCCGCACGCCCCGGCCTACGTGGTGACCAGCTACGGCACCCCGATCGCCTGGGTGACGCTGGCCGGTGAGGTGGTGATCCCGCCGATGACCTACTCGGCGACGACCACCCGGCACCAGGCGCTGGTGCGTGCCGCGCTCGGCGCGGAGCTGGTCGCGGCCTGACCTGATCGCCTGCGGCCCGACAGGGGCGGCGAGGGTTCACGACCCACCGCAGGCACCACCACCCACCCATCCCAGCATCACCCACCCGAGGAGTCACCATGCGCAAGATCCTGCCCACCCTCGCCGTCCTGCTCGCCGTCGCCACGCTCGGCGCTGTCGAGGGTCGCCTGGCCGACCGGCCCGAGCCCACCACCCAGCCCGCCGCCGTGGTGCAGGTGGAGACCGAGCCTGCGGTGCCTGCCCTGCCCGCCCCGATTGAGGGCCTGCCCGAGTGCCCCACTGAGGACAGCGAGGGCCCATGCAACTGGTACGGGGGGAGCAATGGCCTGGGCGCCAAGTTCGCGGCGCTGCCCGAGACGGGGCAGCCGGTGCCCGCCGACATGGCCGAGGCGCTGGCCGAGGAGCCGGGCCAGGCCGACCGGGACTGGTCGGTGTGCACCTGGTACGTGGGCGACACCTCTTGGGTGGTCTGCCCCGACGGGTACGCGCTCGGGTCCTGACCCCACCACCACCGAAACAAGGAGAGACCGTGCAGAAGATCAACGGGTACCAGGTGTTCGCCGTCATCCCCCGCCTGTACGCGGGCGGCCTGGTCGACGGGTACGTGATCGCCGCCGACGACCACCGGGGGGAGTGCGTGACCGGGTGGGTCCGCTCGGCGAGCGACACGAGCTGGAGCAACGGCCACTACTTCTACGGGCCCGACGCCAAGGCCAACCGGCAGGCCGCCCTGCTCGACGCCATCAAGCGAGCCGGCGTTCCGGTGGAGGTGAGCCAGCTCACCCTCACCTGACGGTGTGAGCTGTGGACGGGAACAAGTAACACGACGACGACGAGGGGAGCACGACATGGGCTACTGCCAGGAGGACTGACGTAGGAATGGGGGAGGGCCTGCGCGGCTCTCCCCCATCCATGCCGGGCACGTGATACTGTGAGCAAGAGCGAGACCAAGCGACACGTGAGGAGAGTGGTGCGAGTGGGCGCGACGTGTGAGAGCTGCGGGCAGACCGCGACCGTGCGGCGGTACACGCTGAGCCGGTCGATGGTGTCCGGCCTGATCAAGCTGCGGCGGTGGGGCTCCGGCTCCCGGCAGGAGCTGGGCCTGACCGGGGTGGAGTACAGCGTGTTCCAGAAGCTGACCTACTGGGGCCTGATCGAGAAGCGGGAGGCCGGGCACTGGCGGATCACCGGCCGGGGCGAGGACTTCCTGGACGGTGACGTGCTCGTGCCGCGTGCGGTCTACGCCGCCGCCGGCCAGGTGGTCGCGGTCGACGAGGACGAGATGGTGAGCCCGCGGGACGTGCTCCGCTACGAGCTGGCCGCGTAGTGGCGGTGCGAGTCCGCAGCGGGGAGCGGGTGGTGGTGACCGGGGACGAGGCGTGCCTGGACCACGGCATCCAGCCCGGCACCGAGGCGTCGATCCAGTGCCAGGGCTACCGTCCCGACGTGTGGATGGTGACGGTGGACGGCAAGCCTCCGCTGCGCCAGGTGCACGAGGACGACATGACCGAGCCGAGCTTCGAGGTGGTGCGCAAGACCAGCGCCACGGGTGGGCAGAAGGACGCGAAGCCTGCGAGGTTCGACCAGATCCCGACGCTGTCCCTGCGCCAGCTCGCCGAGCGGTACGGGTTCGGCAACTCGAAGTACCCGGTGCAGCCGGGGGAGCTGGACAACTGGCGCAAGGGCTACGCCTGGTCGCTGTCGTACGCGGCGCTGCAACGGCACGTCAACGCCTTCTGGTCGGGCGAGGATCTCGACCCGGAGACGGGGCAGCCGCACCTGATCGCCGCTGCCTGGCACTGCTTCACCCTGAACGAGTGGGCCCACCGCCCGGCGCTGCGCGAGCAGTTCGATGACCGTCAGGACCGGCTCCAAGTTGCACGAGACGGCGAGGACGTGTAACGTGGAGCAAGACAAGGAGGGGATGCCAGTGAGCGTCTACGGGGAAGTCCTCGACCGCGACATCGAGTCGCTCGGGGAGCTGCGCCGCCTGCCCGAGGGCAGCGTGGTCAAGGTGGCCACCGAGGGGTCGGAGTGGCCCATCCGGTACAAGGATGGCGGCGTGTGGCGCATCGCCGGCCGGGACGGCACGTTCAACTTCACCACCCACTACGCCGCCATGACGGGGGAGCTGAAGCTGATCTACCTCCCCCCTGCCAGCGCCTGACGTGTAACTGAGAGCCAGAGAGGAGGGTCACAGTGAGGATCACCCCGCGCAAGGAGGAAGTCGCGGCAGTCGTCGCGGTCCTGGAGAGCGACCAGTACGACAGCGCCCAGGCCATGGCGAAGGCCGTGATCAAGGAAGTCGCCGAGCTGCTCGACATGCGCGACTGGGTGGCCCTGACCCACCGCTTCGGCGACAACGGTCAGCTCGGGCTCAACTGGGGCCCGTTCGGATCGGCGATCGAGGCCCAGCGCCTGGCCGACAAGCTGGCGCTCGGCGGGAGGTTCAGCGTGGTCAGGCTGGGCAGCCCCGGCCTGCTCGTGGCCAACCTCCTGGGCGCCAAGCGCCCGACCAAGGACTTCTGCGCCAACCCGGCCTGTCTGCACGCCGCCTGGACCCACAGCGCGCTCGGCAACAGCCGAGGCAAGTGCGTCCTGGAGTCCTGCCCCTGCGACGAGATGAAGAAGTGAGGCAGCCATGAAGAACAAGTCCGTCGACCACATCCACTGCACCGCCTGCCACCTGCGCGGGTTCCTCGACAAGCACGACGCCGACAAGGCCCTCGGCCGAGCGCAGGCCAAGCGTGACCGCCTCGCCGCCAAGCGGGGCACCGGGCGAGGCATCCGCCGGGAGAGCCGCTACTTCCGCTGCTCGCAGGGCCTGTTCCACCTGACCGCCACCCCCCGCAAGGACGTGAGCCAGTGACCATCACCTACCGCACCGACCTGACCGTCTCCCTCGACGACAGCATGGGCAGCGACGCCAAGGTCATCCGCATGGCCAAGGCCAGCATCAAGAAGACCGGCGCGGCCATGGACCAGGCCGCCCGCGAGGGGTTCATCAACTTTTTGGTCAGGGAGCGGCACGGCGTGCCCTTCGAGCACATCGCCATGACCTTCTACATCGAGGCCCCGATCATGGTGTGGCGGCAGCTCGTCAAGCACCGGCACAGCTCGATCAGCGAGGCGTCCGGCCGGTACGTGGAGCTGGAGCCGGTGTTCTACAGCCCCAGCCCCGCCCGCAAGCTGGTGCAGGTCGGCAAGCCCGGCGCGTACGTGTTCGAGTACGGCACGGTCGACCAGCTCGCCGACGTCGAGGAGAGCGTGCGCTCCACCGCCGAGCACGCCTGGACCGAGTACCAGCACCTGCTCAAGCAGGGCGTCGCTCGAGAGATCGCCCGCTCCGTCCTGCCGGTGAACATCTACACCTCGGGCTACGTCACCATCAACGCCCGCTCGCTGATGAACCTGCTCAGCCTGCGCACCGCGGGCAGGGAGAACGCCACCATCGTCAGCCACCCGCAGCACGAGGTCGAGCTGCTCGCCGAGGGGATGGAGCGGCACTTCGCCAACCTCTTCCCGGCCACCTACGCCGCCTTCGAGAAGCACGGGCGGGTCGCCCCGTGACCTACCTCCGACGCAAGGCCCTGGTCGCCGTGCTCGTCCTCCTGTCCTACGTCCTGTCCCTGCTCCTCGCCTTGGAGGCCCGCCGATGAAGTGCAAGTACGACCCCGACCTGTTCTTCGACGTCACGCAGGAGGAGGCGGCCAAGGCCATCTGCGGCGGCTGCCCCATGCGCAAGGCGTGCGCCGAGCTGGGCGCCACCGAGGAGCACGGCATCTGGGGTGGCACCGACCCGATCGAGCGGGCGATGGCCCGGTTCCGCGCCGCCACCCCGCAGACCCAGGCCAGAGACCACGAGTGGGACCTGGTGGTGGAGCTGTGCGCCGAGCGTGGCTACACCGACGTGCTCGCCATCTCCAAGGTCACGGGCGTGCGGGCCGACGCCGTCGCCACCCGGCTGGGTGTCGAGTGGGTCGACAACCGTGCGGCGCTCGTCGCCGAGCTGAGCGCCAAGGGCTACGGCCCGAAGGAGATCCGCGAGAAGGTGGGGCTGAGCCAGCGCCGCATCCAGGAGCTGATCAAGCAGAGCCAGGCGGTGGCCGCGTGACCGAGCAGGCCCATGAGATGGACATGCTGGTGGTCGGCTGGCTCAACGAGGCCAGCCAGTACCCGCAGTTCCACCGACGGCAGGTGTTCAGCGCCGCCGCTCCTGAGCGGCTGTATGGCCGGCGGTTCCGCCGCGCCTACTACACGCCGAACGCCCCGAGCGTGCGCTACTCGTTCCGCTTCTTCGACCTGCTGCACCGCTACGCCAGCATGTACGGCGGCGAGGTGCTGCGCATCAACCAGTACGAGCTGTTCGAGATCCTCGACCAGGCCAACGCCCGGGAGAACGTGTAACTGTGAGCACCCTCCGCACCGCCCTCACCTGGCTGGCCGCCGCCCTCGGGCTGCTCGCGGCTGGCATGCTCGGCCTGCTGGCCTCCCTCTACCTGGTGCTGGTCGCGGCATGAGCCAGGCAACGACGCAGGCCAAGCGCACACGGGAGGAGTGGCTGGCGTACCACATCAGCCGGGCCCCGATGCCCACCTGGGAACGCTGGGAGCGGGCCAACGCCGCGCTGGGCGTCAAGGTCTGGCGCAGGCCGCAAGCCACGCCGTCCCCGTGAACAAGAAGGCCCCCTCAGCATTTCGCTGGGGGGCTTCTTGCTATCCGGGTCAGTCGATCCAGACCGGCTCGATCAGGCCCTCGTTGAAGGTCTTGCGCTTCACCATCTTGCCGCGCTTCTCGTCCCACTCCGGCTCGATCGGCATGATGATCACGGCCTGGAGATACGAGGCCAGGAACGCCTGGCGCTCGCCCATCGTGGTCTCGGGGGCGTCCCACCTGTCCCGCACGCTGGCCGAGGCGTTCGCGCTGACCTCGCGCTGCTCGGCCGCAGCCTTGGCGGCCACCAGCTTGTCGCGCTCCTCGGACAGATCCTTCCGCATCGCGAAGTACTCCTGGGTGGGCAGCGCCTTGGCCTTCCACTGCCCGTACAGGTCGGAGAGCAGCTCCTGGATGTCCGCCAGCCTCTGCTCTACCTCGGGTGACGGGCCGACCGGCACGGACTGGGCCTCGGTGGCCCGCTTGTCGTGCACCCCGAAGACCATGTCCCTGATGAAGTCATCGACCCGGCCCATGTGTCGGGTGTTCGAGCACGCGCCCTCCTCCGTGCCCTCGCAGCCGTACCGCCAGAAGTCCTTGCCCTTCTGAAGGGTGTGAGTGCCCGCCATCCGTGGATGAGAGGGGCACCGGCCGCACCGGACGAGCCCGGAGAGCAGGTACTTGCCGTGTCGACCACGCTCGGAGCTTCCGGGGGTCTGGGCATGCCTCCCGATCTTGTCGACCAGGGACTCCCAGACGGCCCGGTCAACGAGGGGCGTCCACTGCCCCTTGACCTCGGTGCCGTCGGCCTTGGTGACGATCTGGTACCGGACGGCAACCTCGCCGTCCTCCCTGCTGCCGTGCACCATGGTGCTCCGGTACCCGGCGATCCTGGGGTTGCGCAACATACCTATGAAGACGGACCGTCGCCAGGGGTTGCCGCGCGTCGTCCGCAGCCCCCGCTTGTTCCAGTCCGCCACGATCGCCATCGGGTTGACGCCGGCCAGAACCTTGTCGATGGCCTCGCGGATCTCCTCGGACTCGGCCGGGTCCAGCGTGCGCTTGTCGGCCTTCCAGCCGAACGGGCGGTTCGACCCGACCGGCCTACCCTCCTCGGCCAGCTCACGGTGCATGCGCTTGACCCGGCGCGCTGTGTCGGCCGACGACTTGTTGGCCATCGCCACCATGACCCGCGCCATCGTCCGGCCGTTGTCCGTGTTCAGGTCCAGGCTGCCCGTCGTGCCCTCGAAGCGCCGGCGGTAGAACTCGGCGACCTCGATGGCGTCCTCCAGGTCCCGGGGGTCGCGGGCCAGCCGGTCGATGTCGTAGACGGTCGCGGCCTTCTGGGCGCCAGCCCGCAGGTCGGAGAGCATGGCCTGCCACCGCGGGCGGATCACTCGGTAGGCGACGTACGAGTTGCCCGTGGTGTCCGTGACCGTGACCCGCTTCTTCTTGAACGCGGAGGTGTCGTTCTCCTCGTAGATCGTGACCGAGGCAGCACCACGGGCCAGCGCATGGGCGATGGTGTCCAGCGCCTGGCGGCGCACCCCTCGGTACTCTTCCTGTCGGTCGTCGGAGATCCGCAGGTAGATGGCCACATGCAGGCCCTCCAGGGTGCGGACACCCGGCGGGTACAACTGGACGTTCAGTTGGGCGCGGGCCTCGTCGCCCGACACTGTGACCCCGTCGAGGGAACGGCCGGGGGTGGCGAGGAGTGCGGCGAGATCGGTCACCGGGGTATCGTACACGTTGTAGGTAGTGATACCTTGTGCCAC